CGTAGAGCGTTTCCAATTCTCCTAGTGTCTTATTGAATTTAGCTAGTACTACATAGATAAACTCCTGCTTGTCGTAGGAAATCTTGTGGGTAGCGGTATTGCACAACTGTACATGATGGCGGGTTTTCTCCTTGTCGAAGGTATCCTCATACATGTTGAAATTGAGCAGCGCAACAGTATAGACATGATTGATCTTGAAATCCCAGTCATTCCCCTTAGGTGCCTGTTCACGAATAGGAAAGGTTGAGTAGAAGAGGGAACGATCCTTGAAATGCGCCTGATAGGCGTTCTGCATTTCTACGATGAACTTCTCGCCGTTTTCGCCTTCGCAATATACATCAAAGATGGCTCTGCGGTCGGAATAGACATCTCCCACATGCTCCGGGTTCAGATACGATACGTCCTTCACAACCTGTCTGCCATTAAACAAGCTGTTGAGGAAGCAAATCAGCAAATCCTTGTTCATTGCTGTTCCAAAAATTCGCTTGAAACCGAAGTCGGTCAGCAAGCTGATATATCTTTCTTCTACCTGCTTCATAATCATCTGTATTAAAAATCCATGCCGCAAAGTTACGACTTTATTTTCATATCTGCAAGAGATTTCTGGGAAAAGTTGCAGGAAAAGTCAGTTTGACTAGCATGTGTGTCAAGTCAAGGCAGTGAACAACTTTACCCAAGGCTTTGCCCAACTTTGCCCAAGGCTTTGGGCATTTGTGCCCGGAATTTCCGGTTAAGAGTACCCGCGTTCTCGGGCGTCGGTGCTCACGTTCGTGGGCATGAATCCTCAGGAACGTGGGCACTTTGCTGTAAACCCCATCGTGTTTTACGATGGAAATATCCTGTTTCCCGCTGAAAGTTTCCATTTTTTATAGAAAACAGCCATGTTTTATGCAGAAACAGCCCTGTTTTTTTAGGTAACTACCATGTTTTTCGCTGAAAAAACGCATTTTTTGCCTCTTTGTGGCAACAAATGGTAATAACGTGGTAATAAAAAAGCCCTTATTACCACGCTTAAATGATTCATTTTCAGATAGTTGTTGCGTAGCGTGGTAATAGTGGCATTATTTTTAAAAGATATGGTTTCACGCACTTTATTAGGAAAGATATGCGTCATCTGCAAATTAAGAACAGCTTCTCAATAGGGATAATGCATAGAGAGGCAGTATGGTGACATGCCTTACAGCATCATCGTCCTGCTTGTCAATGTAATCGAATGCTCCAAAATTCTCTAGGGAACAACGGAAGGCTTCGGTGAGTTTTTTCTCTCTCATGAATAGCCAGAGACTCTTCATGCCACCCTGAGTGCCCGACTTGATTTCTATAGGGGTAATCTTCATGTTGTGGATTTCCAGATAGTCTATCTCGGCAACACTCTTTCCCTTCCGCTCCCAATAAAACATCTTCTGACGCTGGATGCAAGGTTTGTAGCGCATCATCTCAAGTCCGGCAACCATTTCTGTAAGACCTCCTTTGTTGACAAGTTCCTGAGGGGTGCCGGCTAAAATAAGTTCTATGAGCTGCTGAGACAGGTTGCCTTCCAGCTGAAGCACAGCCAACAGTAATCCCGGGTCCAGGAAGAGGACCTTCATGCTTTTCTCGTCGGCTTCCGCATCCAGCGGAATGCCATTGCCCGATGTTGCGACTACTGGAGTTACGATTCCGGCAAGTGTCAACAGGCGGATGGCTTCTCTGATTTGTGAACTCTGATAGTCTGCTGATATTTGCTTGTATGTCAGTTTTTCTCCAGCCTGATGGCAGATGCCACGCATCGTTGTGCGCAGCAAGTCAGAGTTGACTCTCTTTTTATATTTGCTGAAATCATCTTCATATGTCAGTATGATGTCTTCCTGGATGTTTCTGCATCGGTTGAAATCGTGCGTATTAATCCACGCCAGTACAGATTCCGGCATGCCTCCAACAAGCAGGTAGGTGCGGAAGTATTCCACGAGTTTATCATGGAAGGCTTGATCTAAAGACTGGTTTCTATATGCTTCATTTCGGAAACTGATGAGACCTTCTTCGTGATTGGCATACAGGAATTCATCGAAAGTCATCGGATACATGAAGATCGAGTGAATCCTTCCAACTCCAAAAGTAGGGAGTTCCTGGAGTGTAAATTCCAGAAGTGATCCTGCGGCTATGACATGCAGCTCAGGATAATCTTCCTTGAAGAAGCGTAGTGCCATGATGGCTTCAGGGCATTCCTGTATTTCGTCGAAGAAGAGGAGCGTCTTACCTGCTTCTACAGGGACATTGATATAGCTGCTGATTTTTTTAGCAATCAATCGTACGTCAATATCCCCCTGAAAGAAGGTTTTGATTGCCTTGTTGCGTTCGAAGTTCACCTCGGCGAAATACTCGAATTGTTTTCCGAAGTTTTTAACCGCTGATGACTTTCCAACCTGTCGGGCACCACGAAGCAGCAAGGGCTTCCGCATGGAATCTTCTTTCCAGGCGCTGAGTTCTGAATCTATGTTTCTTTGTATGTATTCTGCCATAATTGTAACTGTTTGAATAACAGATGCAAATATAATGAGAATACTTAAATCCGAGAAATAAATCATGTTAAAATACTTAAATCCGAGAAATAAGTTACGCTAAATTACTCAAATCCGAGAAATAAATCACGTTAAAATACTCAAATCCGAGAAATAATCTGTATTGTTTTAAAAGTCATACAGTTTTTTCTTTTAGTTAAAGATATATAAAAATACAGCAAATATGTGGTGTTTCGAATAAAAAGTGATAATTTTGCAATCCGAAACACGGAAAGGTGCTCGAGTGGCTGAAGAGGCACGCCTGGAAAGCGTGTATTCCCCTAAAGGGAATCGGGGGTTCGAATCCCCCTCTTTCCGCAGAAAACACTGAAAATTAAGTATTTCCAAAACATCGTATTTTATCCAACTAAGTGGAATCCTGCACATTCCTGCACATTCTTGCACATTTTTGCACAATTCTGCTTGCAAATAGCTTGCAAATGATAACAACGAAACTATACTTAGATACAAGAGCGGTCAAGGACGGAGAGCCGGCACCGCTAAAAGTTGCCATAACCAAGAAAAGGCAGGCAGCTTACATTCCTCTTGGCGTCAAACTGAAAAAAGAACAATGGGATGCTAAGAAACAAAGAATAGTCGATGCACCAAACAAGCAACGGTTGGAGTTATTTGTCAAGAACAAACTGGTAGAGATAGATAATGCCATATTGGAACTACAGATGAAGGGAGAGCTTACCAAGCAGACTTCAACACAGATAAAGAATAAGGTTGTGGCCTATCTAGACCCTGATGTTAAGAAGAAAGACTTATTTATAAATAGGTATATAGAATATATGAATAGTCGCTCAGCGCAAAGAACCAGGGAAATATATGCAACCACTTTGAAGAAGATGCGCGATTTCGATAGCAAGGTAGATACCTACGCTTTTGAAGATATCTCAAAGGATTGGCTGAAAAGGTTGGATGCCGACTTGGTAAGACAAGGGTTAAAGAAGAACTCCAGGAATATACATTTCAGAAACATACGTGCCGTTTTCAACGATGCCATCGATAACGAGATAACCAGCCATTATCCAATGAGAACTTTCGATATAAATCCGGAGCAGACAGAAAAACGCTCTCTTTCTGTAGATGAGCTACGTACCTTATTTAATTATAATGTGCAGCCATGGCAGCAGAAGTACCTGGATTATTTCAAGCTTACATTCTTCTTGATCGGGATAAACCCTGCCGATATTCTTAATTGTACGGACGAGAATGTTGTAGATGGAAGATTACTGTATAGGCGAAAGAAGACGGGAAGACTGTATAGCATCAGACTGGAACCGGAAGCCATACAGATAATAAATAGGTATAGAGGAAAGACGAATCTAGTCAATTTCTCAGAGAACATGAGGAACTACAAGCAATTTGTGTGCAAGGCAAACAAGGGTCTGAAGGTAATAGGACCTGTCACTAAAGAAAAAAACGAGAAAAAGAAAGCTCACGATTTTCAGAAGGAATATCATACGAAGCATAATCCTCTGTTTGCACATATCTCTCTGTATTGGGCTAGACATACGTGGGCAACAATAGCCTTCTCCATAGGAATACCCGAAGAAATCATTGCCGAAGCATTGGGACATTCCCATGGTAACAGGACAACAGCTATCTATATTGACAAGAGTGTTGCCAATATAGACGCTGCAAATAGGAAAGTATTGGATTACGTTCTATATAAGGAGCAACCAAAGGACTAACCCTTGGAAGCTCCTTTCGAACCAATTAAATTATCAGACCATTGGCCTTCATAAAGTTCACCATTGCCCTGTTCTGTGGCAAAAGGGCAGGGATGTCCATTCTGTTAGCCTTATACAAGTTGGTAGCAGAATTATACATATCCCAGGCAGTCACAAACTCCTTGTCGTGGTAAGCCTCCAGCATATCCTCTGTGAAAAGTGTAATCTGCGACTGATTGAGAGGATAGGTGATGTTCTCACGAATAGACTTTCGTGATGTATCTGCCTTTACTCTTGTAGCAGTCATCAAGCCTATGAGCAAGAACATCTGTTCTGCAGTAATACGTGTCTCCTTCATCTTGGCAATACGCTCACGATCTGTCTCAATAATGTGACGAGCATCGACAAGCCACGACTTCAAGGTGTCAAGCATTGCTGCCACATCCATACCGGAACCCTTCTTGCCCTTCTCCGAATAGCTGGACATATACAATTCCGGCGATAGCATACACTGATTGTGACATATCATCACATTCGGACCGAATCCAATCTGAATACCTTTCTGATGGAAGGCTACGGCCACATTAGTCGTAGTCTCATCATTATCAAAATCAGTGATACGGATATTGGCATAAACTCGGCGGAGGATATGAGCTTCTACCGCATGCTGACCTTTGACCGCCTCCACTTGTGGGAGACGAACTACTCCAGGCGACTGACGGTCTCTGTTCTGTGCTGCAAACATATCATAAACCTCCACGTTGTAGCCGAGCTCTGTACACTCATCAATGACCTTATTGAAAAGGTCAAAGTGATAGATGCCACGAAGTGGATTTCCGTAAACATCATCCTCGCGGTGTGTACGACTCAACTGTTCGAGAGTGATAGCCTGAGTTTTGGCTTTCTCAAAATCAAAGAACTTGTCTTCATTAACTGAAGAAGGAACTGCTACCATATCCTCGGCAGCCTTACTCAAAATTGTTGCTATTGTCATAATCTTTAATATTTTAATTGGTTACAAATTATTTCAATGGAATACCTGCTTCTTTAAGAAGCTTGATTCTCTCTTCCTCTGTTGATTTTGTCAAGTTTGTCTTTTTGACAAAATTCCCGGCAGAGTCTCTTGTTATAAGGAAAACATAGTCGGCATGATTGATCCAACTTCTCTGACACTCCTCACGATAGGCATTGGCCTCCTCGTAAGTCTCAAATCCGCTCTTTGTGTCATACATTTCATCGTCGCGGGTAACATATAAACTGCTAGTCTTCATTTTTAATCTCAATTATGTACATTAATTCTTTCTCCAGAACATCCTTCTCTTGATAAGGAGAATCGTACTTATATACGACTGCATCATCAAGGAATGTTCTTACTCCCTCCATAAAGCCATCTTGTAACACAGAATTATCTGTTATGTAGACTGCAAGGAAGAAGCCGTTTCTTTCCTGCGTATCACCAAGGCCAACTGCACCGAAATGACTTCTGAAAGTAGTACCCTGCAACTCATCAAATGAGTACTGAATCATAAGTCTTTTCATCATTTCAAAAAATACTGCTACTTTAATTGCTTTCATATAAGTGACTTGACCGTGTTGTCGAGGGCTTGTTTTATTAATGTTTCATTGCTAAATCTACTATCGCTACGACAAATAGAAAAATTAATCCGTTTATTAAAAGAATGGTACCCATATCTACTTAAAATTAAAGAAGTCCTTAATCTGTTTCTTCTCGTCATCGCTGGCATTCAAGATGTCCTTCACTACGAAATCTGCAAGCGGAGCTAATACTGTATTCATAGCATCAATTAGTTCACCCTGCGCTCCAAGTTTAGAAAGAACGCCTGCATATTCACAAAGAAATTCTTGTGATGAAATGAATCCCATTTCATAATTCTTTTTGATTTCCTTAATTTCTTCCATCTTTTTAAGATTTTAATTGGTTCAACATAATCTGTGGTTAGTCAAAATAACCACTCTTTCTATATGCAAAGGTACAAAAAAAATGTGATATATGCAAATATACCACACTTTATTTTAGTTAAAAATACTAAATTTAACTCACTGAGTATCAGAGCTTTATGCGTTCTTGTAGATGCTGCTTAATGTAATTATTTTTGTAGCTTCGCCAATCTTGTCTATCAGATTGGTGACGGCTTCGTCCACTTCGCACAAAGCATTATACACATCGTTTGGATTATTATCCGTCTCCAAACCATTACTGCTCATTTTCCAAGTCTGGTTAAGCTGCCTTGCAGCATCCACCATTAATTTAATGTCCGTCATATTTTTAAGTTTTAAATGAATATCCTACTAACTGCCTGGCAGAGCCATCCCATCATGTAGCAAGGCTCTTCATCTTTCAAGTCAATACCTAGTGATTCGCAGATGTGAGTGACAACGTGGAACATTTCGTGTGTGACAGTATTCACAAACTCATATTCCGATGTGGTCCTACTGACAGCAACCACGCTCTTTCTACCTGCAAGGTTGGAGTAGGTGAGACCTGTGTTAGGCATTCCACGCAAGCAATGCTCCCTTGCGTTTTCGACCGCCTTTTCTGTGCAGCCTATCTGCACAAGGGAGTTGCATACCTCTTCGGTATCTGCTGCTTTTAAACCGTAGAACACAAGAATCCTCCAATCATACTTCTCTAGATATATCTCTTGACTTATCATAAAATATCATCCCATGGAATGCCGATGCCATTATGGTTACAATCGGCATAGAATCTGTTAAAGATGAAGCCATCCTTCTGGTCGGTATCATCAACCATATCTTTCACGAACAAAGCCATGTGAGCTTCGTCCTCGATGGAAGACTTATAGAAATCAGCCTTAACCATGTTTGCCACATAGACATGATCATAGCCTACATTATTTTCAAGCGTCACTCCCTGCTTGGTAAGGATGGATTCAACCTTATCCTTATCCATGTATTCAACCTCCTCATCCTTTTTGGTGACTGGGTTGTATTTTCTCATCTGAGCGACTGCCCACTCGCAAGCCTTCTTGTTGAAGTGCCAGCCGTTATATCTCAGATATGCTATCATTCCTTCTGGCTTCATATCGTAAGCATCCAAAGGCATTCTACATTTTCCCATAGCTTTTTCTATTAAGGGTGGCAGGGAAAAATCCCCACCACCGAATTAAACATTAGTAACGTCCACCACCACGGCGACCATAGTAGCGTCGCTCTCCATAGCGGTCTTCGTCGCGCCAATCGTCATCGTCCCACTTGTCACGATAGTCTGGCATCGGCATACGGTTTCCCATACGCTCGCGCTTCAGACTATCCAGGCACTTCATAACCTTGCCACCTGCTCGAACCATTTCCTCGCAGTTGTCAACAAGCTCATCGAACTTGTTTTCCGTAATTTCTACCATATATCCCATAGCAATTACTTTTTAAAATTGTTACCGCTCAAAGCCTTAGACAGCATGGATTCAATATTGGATAGCGTTCCTTTCATGCCGCTAACCTCTGTTTTGAGGTTGTTGATGTCCTGCTCCTGTTGCTTCTCCTTGGCAATCTGTGGGTTGATTCTAGTGAGCATTTCCTCGCAGGAGCTTATGACTCCATTGTGGTAATCTACACTTTCCACGACTCCCTTGGAATGTCGCAACATAGCATCAATCTCGGCGCACATAGCTTCTCTGCTGTCACTGACAACAACACCTTCATTGCCGAAGTTCACTATCTGTGCCGTAGATGGCAGCTTTTCGAAATTGACCTGCTGGTCTTCTACTTGTACCTTAACATCAACGGTCGTCTCCAATGTCGGAGTCTGTCCTGGCATATAACTAGGATATTTCTGCTGAGGATTGCTGACCGATATTACTTGACCGATTTTTAGAGTCGGCTTTTCTCCTCCCTTGTCTAAAATGTAGAAGAGAGAAGACTGTCTTAGTCCTTGAAACATTTTCTTTCTCTTTTAGTGGGACAGACTTTTCAATCTGTCCCATAGTTAATACTCTGTTAGCCGCCTGTAGGCTGCTGAAACCCAAGCAGTCGGATAATACCGCTCTTCTTGTTGATGTATGCCAAAGCCTCCGTAGTTCCCGAAACGCTAGCTCCCGTCACTGCATTTCCCGCATGATCAACAACTGGCACCTTTGTTGTGCCGGAAGTAGTTCCGCTAGTGTTGGCGGTTCCGTTAATAGTGGTCGAACCACTATTTGGAGTTACGATTGTGACCGGAAGTGTCGCACTTGCAGCGGCAACTCCTTGATGTATCTTCAAGAGTACAATGCACTCGCAAGGCAAAGCATTGTAGTAGCAAGGATTGATACCATAATCTACACTAGCATCTGTGACCTGCTGAGCATTTGTCTTCAACTCATAGATACCGCCTACATCAATACGTCTGATTTGGTTTCTCTGACCGATTGGAATAAATGGATTGAATGGATATAAAGGGAACATAGTTACCTCCTTTCCTAACAACCGCATCCTACAGTTGAACGAGAAGCCGCTACATCACCTGCATAAGCTCCCATGGCGGCAGCAGTATAAACGTCCTTGTTGAATACTCCGTACTGAGGGTACTGAACACTGATGGTATTAGGCAACTTGCACTTGATGCCAGCCACCTCTGCCTGCAGCGCAGCCAAAGCTGCATTTACTGGTGTGATAACCTGCGCCTGATAAGCCTGCAAAGCCTGCGTCTGATGCTCATTGGAAATCTGAGCAAGCAGGGCACTGTTCTTCTCTCTCAAAGCATCGAGCTTATCCTGCATTGCCTGTGTCTGCATCTGATCCAACTTAGCCAAGACAGACTGATTGTTAGCATCTGCCTTGTCACGGAGCATCAAAGCATTGGCGTTTGCCGTATCATTGATGGCGTGAGTCTGCTGACAGATAGACAACTTGATGTTGCCGTCCATTGCAGTTATGGCGTTATTGGTCTTGCAGCAGCATTCTGCCAACTGGGTAGCGATAGCGTTGTTACCCTGCATGATAGCAGTCAAAATCTGATTAGCATTCATGCCCATCTGATTGCCGAGGTTGCAAATCTGCTGACCTAAGCCATTGATTGCAGCCATGACTGCGTCACTTGATGTGTTGAGGGCTGTAGCCAAGCTCTGAACATCAAAGCCGTTGCGCTGAACTGCCTGCATGATAACGGCAGTATTGGCATCATTGTTAAGCATTGGCATAACGCCACCCTGTCCATTAGAACCCATGCAGCGATTACCTCCGAAGAGTCCCATACCATTATTGCCCATAAGGATGAACAACAAAAGGATAGCAAAGATGTCTTCACCCCAACCATTTCCGTTTCCACGGTTGTTCAAGAGTGCAATAAGACCTGGGTCAACGCCCTGTCTCTGCATGAGTGCAGGAAGCATAGCCAAGATTCCATTAGAGCCTGTGCCGCTTGTGCCGCTCTCTGGATTGAACACGTAAGTTTTACTTTCCATATCCCGAATTTTTAATTTAACCTTAATATTTAACTAACACTTTTTGTAACGTTACGTGTGCAAAGTTAGAAAATTGTTTTGAAATAAGCTATAACTCTATCATAGTTTCTGCTAGTGGCTCTATATCAGTGGGTTAGTGTGATAGTTGGTAGAATCATTTTTATCCTCTTAGAACGAAAGAATTTACTTTGCAAATAAAAAAGGCGACTACTCTTCACGAGTAGCCGCCAAGTTATCCGAATACAATCAAACACCTAACCTAAAAACTTACTAAATAAAAACCTTCTAACTAAGAACCTTTTCTTTTTATACAATATAATAGGTATATTACAATGATAACTAAACAAAAGCAGAATGCCTGCCCTATCTGAATATAAATCTTCTGAGCCGCCGTAAGTGGCTTTTCTATCACCTTTGTAGTACTATCGCTTGAAAGCTTGATACTCGATAGCGAATCAAGTCTATGACGATAAATAGCAACGCTATCCTTCAGTGACCTATAATGACTGATGCTGTCCAGTAGCTTCTGAACCTCCTTCTCTGTTCGCACATGGCTCTCATAGTGGAATCTATCTTCGCCAATTTTGTTACCTTGCGCATCGAGCCTTGTCGCTGTGCTATCCTTAATATAGCTGCTATCTTTCGTGCTTCTTTCGCTCTCGCGCTTCTGATAACGAAGCCACTGATCGAAGGTGTATGCCATGCGGGCAGTGAAAAGCGAATCGAACTTCCTTTCATTCAGCTTGTCTTTTAAATACGTCTGTTTAGTCACAGTCTTCGGAGTTCTGCAGCCGATAATAAGCAGCGAAACGTACATTGCAAGCGTTATGCTTACAATCGCTTTCCAAAAGTTGTAGTCGTGCCATTTCATCATTCATTCAATTTTAAGTGTCCGTATGTGATATAGCTTACTCTTCGCAACCAGCCGACAAGGTGGTCTTTCTGTGTACCTCTTGCAATGCTCTTAAGATAATCTTCTCTTGTTTTTTTGAATCTCTCAAAAAGCCTCTCACCATTAGATTTATTGATGGCGAACAATGTCTTATTACCAATTATGCCATCCGCCGTGATGCCTAATGTTAACTGGAGATAAGTTACCTCCCTGCTGACTCCACTATTGTAGGCAAAGTCAACCAGCATATTGGCTACACTCTGATCTTGGATTTTGTCTGCTTTGCAGGCATTCCAATAGTTCTGCTTGAAAACCCGATGAAAATCGTCCTTGGTGAGGAGCTTTATATCTTTCTCATTCAGAACTCCGTCATCGTTCTTATCATAGCCGACCCTTCTCCAGGTTGCAAGGGTGATGCCGTATTTTGTTGCTCCACCCCTGTCATTCTTGTTGTTTGTATATTTGTCCGTCTCCCAACTGAGGATAAACGGAACGAGTTTTTTTGAATCTGCCATACTTACTCCTCCTTATTATAATCATTACCTTGAATCAGACAGCCAAATGCGAGAATTGCTCCCATAATAGTTGCCACCATTCCAATCGCTAACAACATCATATCTTTTCCTCCTTTTCTGCATAATTTAGATAGTCCGACAAATATGGAATCTTCTCGATAAACTTGAAGCGCATGAAATAATAGAGGAAACTCACTACATACCAAGGAGGGGTGCCCTTCTTGAATATCTGTTTCAAGTTCTTCAGAATATTGCATCCGTAGAACCACAATACTAGATACGAGATAAAGGAAACACATTGAACGGAACCTTCCATCTGTCCTTTGAATCGCCCAATGGCATATACTGCCGCACAAAGAACGAAGAACACGGTAGCGTGACCGATGCACACAACTGCTTTCTTTAACTCGAAGTTCTCTCCTTTTGCAATCATGCCGCTAAGATAACCGAAAACAAAGTTGAGGGCGAAGACGATCATAAGCGAAGACAGCTCACCTTCTATCGGTTTGAGGTAGGCAAGGATTGCAAGAACTACTCCAACGATAATATCTTTAATTCTATCTGCCATACTATAACTATTTGGTGATTAAATATTAATGCTGCAAATATACAACAAAATATTTAATCACCAAATAGTTTTGGCGAAAAAGTGCAAAACTTTATGCCTTCATATAAACGAATATATATTTTTGCAGGAATATTGTATATAATTTCATCGAAAAATTGTATTTTTAAAAGCATCGAAATCAATGCAAATAAAAAAAGAGAGATAATCACTTACCTCTCTTACTCTTAATGAAGTGCAGAATATCCCACTTCTTCCAATACCTAGTGTGCCCACGCTTCTTGCATTCTCCGTTCGGGATGTCACCCTTAGCGACCATCCTGTTCAACGTAGCATCAGAAACATGCAACTTCTCTTTGACTTCCTCAGTGCTCATCATTGGGTTGAGAGCATACGGCAGATAGTTCTCACAAAGGTCTTCTATCTCATCGCTACTCATTCCGCAAGCAGTTACCTTCTCCCCTCTCTTCTCTTGCTCGTCTGCTCGAAAACAAGAATCCGATAACGATTTTAATAACACTCCCAAGGTGTGATTACCAAATAACTTTCCCATATCATTATAATCTAGAGATTAAACTTTGACAGCCCTTGCCTGAGAAATACTTATCGGCAAAACCATATACATAAAATATAATGGTCATTACAAGTATTACAACATTAGCTTCCACCATTTCGTTGGTGGTGAAAACATTCCAGTATACGATATGAATAGCATTTATCCCAAATAGGTAGATGATCATCGGAATACGCCATCTGTAGCAGAGCCAAAAGAATCTGCTCGCAATTATAAGTACAAGCGGATGGATGTAAACGGAAAAATAGATAAATGCTGCCGATACCCAATTCTCCTTAAACCATACGCACATTTCTTTTTCATGAGACGCAAATGTTACCATGCATGCAATATGAAAAAGCATGATAAACAGAGGCATCACTTCACAATAATACTTAAACCAAGTGAGTAGCTTTATGCTGTAGCCTCTACCTGCAAGGATAATGACGTTTATCATTTCGCTAACGTCCATGTCCTTAAACATTACTCTTGACAACTGTACAACACCGACTGATTGAACTAACCGACGGACTTCATCTTCTTCCTCTTTAGTCATAAATTCTTCTCCTTTTGTTTTTGGGGTTATTATTTATTCTTAGTTCCTCATTCTTAATAATAAGGAAAGTTCTGCAAAAATAAACGATTTTGCACAAAAATATTTATTTTGAGCAATATTTTTATAGTTAAACTTTGCTAAAGTAACAATCCGTAAGTTTGTTGTTACTTTTTCGTTACCACTTTCTCATTTTTCGGTAACGGAAGCATTGTGCTTTCAGATTAATTTTGTATCTTTGCGGCAGAAATCAAAACATTAAGATTATGAAGATGAAGATACCATTTAAAGACAGAAGTCAAATGACGATGAAGGAGAAGATAGCTAATCCTTTATCTATCGAGGAAGCTCTAGAAATTGGCAAGGAAAGTATCATTCCTATAACTGATAGTTGGGGAAACGATATTAGCCATTCTAATTTTAACAAACTTCCATTTGCTGTTAGAATGCCGAAAGGTCTAGTAACGCAAGCAGAGGAAGAACGAATAAGAGCAAGGCATGGCTATTTTCATGATTTTTATTCACCATACCATGGCTTTGATATTTCATATCTTGCTAACAAGATAACAGAGTACAACACACTTCCATGACGGACGAGCAAAGTCAATTATTAGTAATCTATACAACAAAATATTGGCGGCTACTCTAAACTGGGTAGCCGCCATATTAGTTAGTTTCCGCTCATCTCCACGTACCAATATTCGCCATCACAGAAGCAATTTATCCATTCGCTTGCAAGTTCAGACGATACGCTAGACATCAAATCACCTCTACTCACAAAAAAAATATTCATTGTGTAACTTTTAAAAGTAACGGAGTTACCTCTCCTGATGATTCGATAGAATGTGCCTGGATAAACCTCGGAAGGCTTAGGCAGATTGATGGTTATACCTTTATTCTTGTTAATACAGATGATGGTGCTATCTGTCTTTTGTAACGTGTAATCACTATCAATCTTCGTCACATTTCCACGATGCACACCGATGAATGCACCATTCACAGCTCTAAAGTCACCATTCTTAGCATAAACCGCATAGTTATTTTTACCGCCTGTAGCAGATACCTTCATGCCGATTGCGCTATGACTAGAGTTGCCAACTACATTCATTCCGATACCGCTAATATCTGCATTGCTAACTCCCGAATTGTCTGCATCTACTTTGATTACACCATCATCCCAACTGAAAACGTCACCAATACTCGTGCCATTATTGCCTATGTAGACAGAACCTCCATTATCTTTCAAGCCAGAGCCTATATACAGACCATAATAATCAACGGTGAATGTTGACGATGCTATCTCGGATGTGCCATCTGTATGTGCAGACATTCCGTAGAATTTAAAGTCTGTACCATCAGTATATGATGTGATTTGAAAAGAGCCAAAACTTCCACCTGTTGCCGTGATAGTTCCTTTGAATATTCCATTGCCATCAGCGTCTGTGCTAAAGGTTTCGTCTCCGTTATTATTATAGAGTTTGAATTTGTTGGCAGTCATGGTAATACTACCATTGGTGAGATTGATTCCCGTCCTTGCCAATCCATCATTGATATTTCCTACGCTGATATTAATGTCTTTGTAGTTGACTTCGATTTCACCGATTCTTTTATTTACAACCTTGCCATTCTCATCATATTCTGTTTTAAAGTTCGTCAATGTTGCCGCATCTGCCTTCAGACTTATAGCTGATGCGGTCTGCGTGAACCTGTTATCCACATTGGTCTTGAACTCTCCGAACTCTCCGTACAAACGTTCTGTGTTCCATTTCAAATCTCCATAGGTTTGCGCAAAGGAAACATCCATGAAAACCGTCTTGGTATATGTGATGCCATTGTACGAGATTGCCAACTTGATGTTGCAACTGCTTACAGGATATTCTATCTTCTCGCTTCCCTCAATAGCTTGGGTAGGGGAGTATGTTATCATTGCAATGCCGTCAGCCTTGAAAATAAGATTATACGTCTTGCCCGATGTTGCGATTGATGCCTTATTCGCATCGTAATTCTTAGTAGAGATAATCTTAACACTATATTCAGATGGGTCAATAATCGTATTTCCATGTCTTGCAACAATCGCGACAGAACAAAATGATGGATTGAAATTCGGACGATTGTAGTCAAATATCAATCTGTCTGTTGACAAATCAATATTCAGGGCATCTTGTCCGTCCTCACCTTTTGGTCCTTGCACGCTGCCAAAGTCATGCCACATCTTCCCATCATGCACCCATAGAGTGCCACCGATATTGTAAGCATCTCCCTCTGCTGCAACGTCTGACATGAATGTTGTCGTGTTCTTGTAGTAGCATACGCAAGGGGTATTTCTTGGCGGTGTTGACTTATCATCTATATCAACAAGATACTTGCGATTGACTGTTGCTACAGATGGGCTTGGCAGCTCACTTGCCCTAGAGTAATGAGCATAGGCAACTCCTTTCGGCGTGAACTTTGTTCCGTTAACGCCATCATTCGGGAAGTAGCTAACGCATTTAATATTGAGATAACTGACATTAGCATCATTATAAGTCACTTTTACGCAACTCCAAAGATACTTTCCCTTGACTACCTCGTAGGACGGTCTAAAAACTGCAACATCTGGTGGATTTGTAGAGTTATCACTCAATGCGTACAATTCCACAACTTGTGCAAAGTCATAGCACTCGCCAAGGCAGTATGCGCCTGTATAGTATGATGTGCCTTTAGTCAGAGTAGTCTTCGTGCAAGTCCATACATACTTGCCACTTTCAAGCGTCAGCCCACTGAAGTTGGTAATCCAACCTGTAGTTGGTGCGGTAGTTTTACTTTCGCCAATAGCAAACACCACGTCGGCACTGGTGATGCCTACACCATCAGTGCCGTCTTTTGGTTTCCTATGTAATGTTATTGATGCTGTCAACATAAGCGCATAGTTTTAAGTTACACCTGATAGCTAACAAAGTCTATCACGTCCTCGTTATCGTTTGCTATCTTACCCCAAATGTCCGTACCAACTTCTACTGATACTCCTTTCAGAGTTCCGAGCGGTGTCTTGTTGAGAGAACTGACGAAGGTATGAGTGAAAGTACCTTTAGCCGCCCATTCTTTTGTAATATCATCTCCTGCTTTTCCTGCCACAAGTCGGTATACCTTAGCCGTTACAGTCTGCTTGTTCGTTCCGTCCCAGTCTTTGTCAACTGATGGTGTAAGCTCATATTCATCGCCAATATCGGTAATCTTGTGAAAGTCTGTCGCAAGAGCGGTCTTTTTACTATCTCCAGTCTTGTATGCAGAACAGTAGATACCACCGATGCCATCAACCATGTCACGTGTTGCAGTAAACTCCTTTGATGTACTATCTTGTAATGGGGTTCCCTTCTCGTCAAAGAAGAGGTATGAATATCCACTTGTAATCTCTCCGCCATCAATGAAGAAACGAGCTTTAAGCTCAGTCGAAGGATTTGCATTGGAGAGAGTACAACCGCCCTCAATATACAGAGCTGCCGCACTACTACCAACTATCTGCAAGTGAAGCTCTGCGGTAGCCTCTGATTCGTAACTTGTGCTAGCGGCTTCGCCCGAACACTTAAAAGTAAACATATCGTTGCTAGTATTGCTAGCCGATGCAATATTATCAATGATTCTCAGCTTGTAGTTAGACGGATTGATAGCAAATCTAGTATCGCTGCACTTATAGAATCCTTCTGATGTAGCCGTAGTTGTAACTACCAACATGGTGTTATTGTAATACCATGTTCCGTTTGTAATGCTTGCAGTCTGTCCGTTTGTAGCGACAGCCTTTGGAACGAGGATAGGCTGATTTGCTGGTGTCTGAAAGTTAGGGGCTGGGGTTGAAGTCTTGTCATTCCAACCTTGATAGAGAGCCGCATTCTCAGTCTCTATGCTCAATACTACGTTCACACCCTTTTTCAATCTCTTCAGTGTGATACTTCCTGATAATGTTCCTTCCATATAATTTAATCTTTAAAGTTCATTAAATACTCTTCCAACCCTCTTGCACTATCGAACATAGTGCCTTTGAGTTGCTTTAGTCTCTCACTCTCATCACCGACAAGCAACGATGTGTCCATCATTCCTTTCTCCGTGATAACCATCTTACTTTCTCCTTCGATGTCAATGACGTTGTGCGTTATCACATCAAATCCAGCCAAGATAGCTTTTTCCTTATCTGCTAACACGTATCTCATATCAAATCTTAGTTAAAGATAAACGGATTGCCGTTCTCATCTGTGTATACGTTGCCGCTTGCATCAGTAGCAACCTTATATTCCTCCTTATAGTCGTAGTCGAAGCAGGTTTCAACATAGTTGTCCTTCTGCGTGTCGCCCATGGTAAGGTCAGACAAACGAAAAAATACCCCTCTTCCTTCTCCGAGATTCACATCAGATTCATAAGCAGTTGTACCAAGCAGCACCATCTTTATAACGTTCTCAGCGCAAGGCACGTCATGGTCTTTACATTTTACAATAGCTTCCTGATACATAATATCCGTATCTGGATAAATATCGCTCTCAACGCTAGGCTTTACTGATATTGCTTTATGCAATCTGTTGACTGTGCAGATAGTCTTCATGCAAACCACCTTACCACCAACAAGCACTTTAAGGAGGTAGGTTGCCGCATTAGGTACAAGACGCAAGTCAATGGTCATACTTGTAAGGGATAATGCCTGCAACTCGTAACCTACACTCATTTTTACTTCGCTGCCACCATCTGTGCGGTAGAGTTCCAAGGTATAGCCGCTTTTCTGAATCTCCTTACCCTTGCGCACTCTTATTGCTGCCGTGCGAAGATACTGCTCTCCGTCATTAATCTGCTGCTCAGAGAGTGATGATGCAATTCCATGACTTACCTGATAGTCATGCAAGAGCATATTATCATCAATGCAAGAATACATGAGGTTAAGCGGATAGTCTGTTTCCACACTCCATGAATCCTGTGCGGCTTGAACCGTATAGAGCGTTTTCTCATCACTCTTTACTGGCACAAGCTCATCATTACGGAAGTCGAGCAACTGACCCTCAAAACGCAACTTTACACGCTCGTTCAGACCGATATTGCGCTTGATAATAAGCATTCCCTTATTGTCTCCACTCGTAATGATAGAGTACTTTCCATTCCAGCTTGTTACGCTCTCAATTCTCTGTCCGTCCACATACCATTGCATCTGTGACAGATGTGCGTTACTTCGGGTATTGCCCTGCCAACTGCCATCCCTTGCTGATGCGCTGACGATAGGGCATATACCGCAAGGAACTGCTGCCGTTCCCTCTCGGTTAGGCTGCCATTCTCTACCGCTATAGAGCTGCGTAAGTGGCGATTCTGGGGTGGTGCATGTCAGCGAACATCCAGTAACCAATGGCGCATATCTGCGCCGCATGAATTTCTTTTCCGTTCTCATATCTTATCTGTTTATAAGTGTTGAACAATCACGTTACTCGATTCCGAGCGTCTTGCAGTCGGCATCAACGATAGCCTTCAATCTTACTCGCTCTGCAAGGAACTCCTTGTAAGCAGCAGTCTTGTTGGCTATCTCTGCCTTATCGGTAGTGATGCCAAGCTGAATAGCATTATACTCGTTGATGAGTTTCTGTTCCTGATTACCATCCCACTTTTCAGCAATGACCGCTTCGGTAATCTTATTAGACGTGAGGGGTTCCCATACAATCACTTCCTGGCACTCGTACTGAGTTTTTGATTCTGTACCCGAAGACTTCTCTGTTGATTCTGCCTTCACCGCCTTGATGTCGTAGTGAAAACGGTGACTACCATTTCCTACTGCCTCCAATACAGAAGGCTCATTGTCGTAAATTACTTTCATATCGCAATCTTTTTAAAGTTATAATTATGTATATCGTGGAACGCACCTATCTTCTCCAACAGATGTCTGCTATCGCTGTGAGCCGTCCATCCTAACCAAGGGCTTATTCTCATCTTCAGTGCATCCTCCTTAATTCCTTTCTTTCTTGCGGTTTTCATTTCCCTACATAGGTTCTGCTTCGTTCTCTTACGCATAAGCTTCTGCTTGCGGAAGAACTGATAGCCTACATAGTCCAATGCACGACCGCTCTTGTCGTATCTGTTTATGCCGATTTTGAATATCTGCCAATTCCCTTTAATCTTTAGCTTCAATTCTCCTTCGAGCTTGCCTTTTATTGCTTTGCGTACCTTGTGTAATACGTCCTTACTCTTCGCAAAGAATGTTATATCATCGGCATATTCTGTACTCTCGACTTTCAGCACTTCGTTCACCCAGTGCATGAAGTAAGCAAGATAAAGATTAGCCAAATACTGACTTGAATAGTTACCTATCGGCAATCCATCTGTAGAATCTATAATCTCGTCAAGGAGATTCAGCACATCAGCGTCCTTTATCTTCCGTCTGATAATTCTCTTCATTACCTCATGGTCGATGCTAGGATAGTACTTTACGATGTCTATCTTCAAGCAATACAGAGGTCTGTCAATAGGATGCCTTCTTATAATCTCACCAACCCTTCTTGCGCATCCTTCTATTCCTCTTCCCTTGATGCAGCTATATGTATTGTACGTAAATACGCTGCGCCATATAGGTTCAAGGATATTCAGTATCGCATGGTGAACGATTCTGTCGGGAAAGTATGGCAATCTGTATATCACTCTCTCCTTCGGCTCATGGATGGTGAATATGTCATACTTTGATGTTCTGAACGTTTTGTTTTTCAGCATCTCATGCAGCTTTAACAGATTTTCCTCTCTATTCTTATCGAACACTCTCACACCATAGGTATTTCTCTTTCCCTTCCTAGCCTTTTCGTCTGCTAGTCTGAGATTATCCATTGATATGATTTTCTCGTAGAGATAACCAATCCTTTTCATCTTTTTACTATTTTGCTTCCTTACTCCGAGTCTTCGACTATCAGCGATATTGCCGATACCTACCAACACGTTTCTGAGTTCCTATATTTTTCACCAAGAGGTGAGGTTATGATTCCCATATATAATATTTAACATTAGAAGTATAGGTGAGAGGCGATATTCGCATTCGTGTCCGAGGGAGCGTTATTCGAGTTCGAGTAAACGAAGCCGCATTTCGAACCGTTATTCGCATTACCGCCAAAGTGAACGCCACGTTAGGAATCATCAACCTTAATATCTTTTATTCTACGAAATATCGGTTTCCGTTACCTCGCATTGTCACCTTGCGAGGAAAGGCATTCCTCTTCTTTATCTCTTGCAAGATATAGAGTATATCCTGTGAGCCTGTGAAGAACTTCATCGCTTCACTCTCTGGGTCTTCAAGATTTCGCTTCACAAGCACCAAGGTCTGACCTTTCGTGCCTTTCTGCTTAGAGAATCTTGTTGGAATATCCTCCATGAAGTCAATCAGCCAAAATGATGTATTCACCAACTTGCTCTGGCTTACTTCCTTGCAGTTGAATGAACGGCTGTTCTCGTTGCGAGGAATGTTCAAGAATGCAAGACTTCCATCATCTTGCTTTGTATTATTATCTGCCATATCTATTATTTTAATGTTAAACCTATTTTTTAATCACCCTATGCCGCCAATAAATGGCGGGCGGCATAGGGCGTGAGACGAGCCGTGTCGCTTCGACTATGCAGCAGGTAGGAAGCAAAGGCGAGAGGCGACAATCGCAACCGAGTCCGAGGGAGCGTTAGCCGAGGTCGAGCAAACGAAGCCGCATTTCGAACCGTTATTCGCAGCACCGCCAAAGAGAACGCCACGAAGAGTAGTAGCTGTAGGAATGTTAGTGTAATGATAGTCACCATGATAGCTACTATCGCTACCGCCAACAGCCTTCGCTGTAATGTCACCATACTCGCCAAAGATAATCTGTGTAACAAAACCTTCCGTTCTCGCTTCGTTGCCGACATAGGTATATCCGTCATGTCCTGTATCAGAGAATTTCTTAGGGTCACGGCATACATATACCTTGCTGACACCGCTATCACCTGCCTGTACCTCAATGTTGATTCCATCAGTCCATTGGAAAACATGAGCAAATGGGCACTCGATACCACGGTATCTGTTTACGCTTACCTTGCCGAGAGTAACACCATTCTTCGTACCAGTGTCGTAGGTAACAACACCGCTTCGGTTGCCAAGGCTATCAGTCGTGCCGCAAGGAACAAATGGGTTGTTTCCATTGTATGTAGTCCATTTTGTCCAATCTACGTCAACAACACCGCTGCCAAGACCGCCCTGATGATAACCTTCGGTTGTCAGAGCAGCATTGTAATCAGTCTGACAAGACAACTGAGTATACTCAATAGCAAAGAGCCAATAGAGTTCTCTCTGAATGTCATACACATGACAATTCCATTCTGCGCTACCCGTCTTTCTCGCTCTTGCCGCATTGCGGAATCCTGTACGGCTGATATTGAATGATGCCAACACACTAGCGATAGAGCAGAGTTTGTTATTCTTTACGTATGCTTGATAGGCACTCACGTAACGCTTCGGAACTTTACGGAAACCTGCCAAAGGTTCAAGGCTCATCCATGCCCTACGCTTGTTGCCGTCTGTTTCGAACTTCTCGTAATACTCTGGCAGCTCAACCATAACCTGACCTCTGCTTCCATCACGTGTAGCCTTAGTCCAGTCCTGTGGGTCGAGATAGTCAACCACATTGCCATCATCATCAAGCAGGCATCCCTTCATCAAAGTCTGCACAGGCAAGGTTCTGTGCATACTCATGTTTCCGATTCTCGTTGCTGCCGTTGAGCTTACAGTTACATCGAACTCGATACCATAGGCATATACCTCTGGTGAAGTGATGGAAAGGTTAAGGCTTCTTGATAAATCCTTCACCTTTACTCTTCTTATAGCACCGCCAACCTCCGCAAGTACGCTATCCGTCTGCTGTACGGATGCCACGTTATCTGCTGTTCCTAAATTTTTATTTCCGTTTTCCATAATTGAAAATCATTTATAAATTCGCAAATCATTTTATCATACACTCAGTGTCGCTGAAACTTCATTGGTTTTGTTACCGATTTGCCAAGCCTTGAAGGTGAACACGACACCGAAAGTGTTCTTATTTTCAGCTCCAAGGTCATTCTCACTCTCGGTAAATGCGATATTGATAGTACCTTTGAAGCTTTGAGCCTTAGATGTGGCGTTCCATGCCGAATCTTCCTGCTTGTTGCCGCTATCCCTTTCGACACTCCAATCCCAACCGCTCGATGTGTCAACGATAGAATCACCACGGACAACAGAGCATACGACATCAATCGTTTCTCCCCAATCAAGTGTGTCTTGCCCACGCAAATCAATCAGAAGCTTATTTCGTTGTATTGCGGTTGTTGCCTTCCAGTAAGGCGAGTCCTCGCTAGGTTCAGCAGTTGTAGTCTGTCCTTCTGAGACGATGCAGAGCCACCTTGTGCCCATCCAAGTCACCTCATCGTAGTAGTCGTATTCCGTACCTTCCTTCCAATCGCCACGATAGATAGGAGTCCAAATCTTCTCTCCGTCAACGGTCGTCATGTGGTAATATTTAGAGACGATATTGATGCCGTTGATGCCTACATCGAAAATAGATTTCTTTTCTAGGGAGTATGAATTGACACCACGGTACATGGTGAATGTAGGTGCGGAATCTCCTTCGGTCTCCATCATCAAGAGGTGCTGGCGGCTCTTGTCGCTTCTATTACCCATGAGAACGATGGTATCACCTGCGGCAGGGTTATCCGAGCCTTCCATGCAGTTGTCCTTCGCTATCTGAATCCATGAGAACTTCTTGCCGTCATAGAGTTCGTGACCTTCCGAATCGGTAATTGCCTCGTTCTCGGTTGATACCTTTGTGACAAGTCTCCAGTAGTCCTTGTTGCTTACATTCTCATAAACACCAGCCTTGATGTTGAACGTCTTGCACCTAACTTGGTCGTCCACCTTGAATGAGTTGATTGTTGCGGTCGTTCCATCATCAGCGAGGAGATAGCATTTCCAACCTATCAGCTCATTCGTTGTCTCGCTGAATACTTCCTTGATGTAGCTTATCTTGCCAGCAGCAGGGGAGAGAACAATGTTACCTCCAACGTAGCTGAGTTCCCGAATAAGGAGGGTGTTGAAGATAGCCTTTCCCCAAACTATCAAATCCGTAAGCAACATTTGAAACTTACCATCGCTTCGTCGCTTAATAGCAAAACCGCTCTGCTCTGCTTCGTTAAAGTCGAGAGACTTCAAGAGATTCACCAAGACACTAGAGAGGATAGCGTTACCACTTCCGTCTATGCTAAACTCATTTGAGTGACCGAGGAAGAAGCCTTGCACGAACTTCTGTACCTTTTCGAAGGTGATGGTTCCGTGTGCGGTGTTATCCAGCAGCCTAGATACAAACTCCATCCTAGAACGTCTAGCAGAATAAACGTTACTATCGGATGCAGGAGTGGTATCGTTCATGCCAATTACATAGACACCTCCACCATTACCGCTTCCCGTGCCGCCTATCTGCATTCCATTCACCTTGATGGAATCAACCTTGTCTTCCAACTTACCCAACCGGCTTGTTGCAGCCTTTTCGCCTACAGTGTACTGAGGGTGGTCGTAAGGGATATCCAAAGGTATCTCCATTCCGATGATACGAGAGTTTCGGTAGTGCTTGCCATCCGCATCCACCTGCGCAAACATATCATTAATCAGCTTTACCTGTTCACCGAGAGGATGATAATCGTATGTTCCATCATTGTAGAACTTGTCTCCATCCATCGTGCAGGTGAAGTTTGAGTTGCTGATCATGGTCTTCTGATAGTACTGCTTCGCTCTATCGAACAGAGATAACTGAGCTGTAGGGATGAGGTCCGTATCTGTAATCTTGGTCGCGTCCCAGTTGAACAGAAAGAACCTATCACCTTCCTTCGGGCACATGACACTATCGGGAAGTGTTCTTCCGTAGGTGTCGTTAGCCACTATTTCGAAAAAGTTCTCCTTGTCGATAATCTTGAAACTAACATCGAACTCCATACCCATAAGGACACCACTAGTGAACTTGATACCTAGAGTGAGGTTGCTCTTTATCCAACTAGCTTCAAAGCTTTCAGCGAAGGAGTCCGTTGAACCGACCTGCCAAAACGTCTGTGTAGTCTTGGTTCCATCATCGTTATCAACAGTGCTATCGTAGGTTTTGATTCTGCTGACCCTGCATTCAACCTTCGGGTATTCGTCCTCGAACATCACGACACCCTCGATAGCCTGCTTGTCGTTCTTCACGACATTCACGTTCTCCAGGTAGCCATCCTTGGCGTAGAAACCATCACTATCTACTTCCTTGTTAGGGAGCATGAGGTAATCGGTAGCTACGCCATCGGTAGTGACGTCCGCATCGGCACCAGTGAAATATCCTTTCGGAATATTCCTGTCTGAGCCGAATGCGTACAGTCTCGTGATATAAGTTGACTTAGATTCCGAATAGGACATAGACAGAACATTAACATCCTGCTCGAATGTTGTCTGCCCTTCCATTTCGCAATATCCAAGGTATATGATGGAACCATCTATCCACCACTCGCAGTTGAGTGCGTCTTCGGAACAGATGGCGTTGAGAGCATCGAGAATACTGATGGAGCCGTACTCGATCAAGAATCTCTTCTGAACATCGAAAGCCTTGTTGTTGTACGTAGTGTAGTCAACAGAGAACTCCTTGCCATTGTACGTAAGCCCTAGCGCCTTTAGGTTGCCGAGTATAACGTTCATGTGAACACCTACAGTTGTGGTGAGGTTGAAGGAGGTCTCGTTGGCTCCGTGCTGAGGGCGATACTTGCAAATCTTATTCTTCCAAGACATATAGTAGGCATCCATCTGCATTTCGTAGTCGTAGCCATCACTATCATTGTGCTTAGGGAAGTATGATGATGTAAGCTCAAAGTAGCCGAAGTCGGGAATCTCCACGGAGTCACCAATCTCGAAATAGATAGGAGTAGCCGTAGTGAACTTCAATATGACGTAATGGTGGTCCATAAGCTGATATGACAGCTTAGAACCCTCGCCGAAGTCCTCTAATGTGAAGAATACCTTGTTATTTCTCTTAATCTGAATCATTAGCTTGTATATTTACTTGTTTCACCTCTGTCACTAGGGTCTGGCTCATTGAGTTTAAGACTGAACTTTGCCATTTCCCGAATGAACTGACTGAATTGAGTGCAGGAGAGATAGATGCACCGATACCACACATTAGGCTGAAATCGGGTGCGGATAACCAACTCTCCCTTAGCAAGAACCTCCTCGCAGAACCTAGCATAGTTCGTCATGAACGTATCTGAGTCCTTGGCGGTCATATTGAACGGCAGCGTTATCTCCCTCTCATCCAATCTAGGATTGTGCTTGATAACCGACTTTCCGTCCTTTGAGCGATACTTGTTGCTGATGAACTCCTTGCAAGGTGCAGGGGTCATGAGCGTACTGAGGGCGGTTTCGTCTAAGAAGATGCCCCACGTAAGGTAGGCATCCTTGCCATTTATGTAAAGTTGTCCTTTAAGCATAACTATTTAATCATTAAATAACCTCATAGGCTTCGCTGTGAGCCGCTTTTTCTATTGTTGAGTATAGTTGTAAGGGTTGACGAGCGAAAAGCCTATAGAGGTCAAATATCCTTTAATCTTCTGTTCATATCATCCAGCTTTGTTCCGAAGTCATTATAGGTGAGCTTTGAATACTTCACGATGTCTTCGAGGTAGCTGTTTGTCATAATCATCATGTTTCTAATCTCCAATACCGCGCCATTGGTTGAGATTCCGAGTGTAACGATGCTCTCCATCTGTGATATGGTGGTAGTCATGTTCTGAGCGATGGACTCTCCTGCAATCTGTAGAGCCGTGAAGCGACCATTCAGCTCGTCTGCGGTATCTTGCCCCATAGATGCCCATCCTCCGCTTGTTGCGGTCTGTGATGAGGATGATGAACCAGTGTAGCCTGTCACCTTCGCCCAATCATCACGTCTCTTCAAGCCTTCCTGGACTATATCATCGTAACGCTTGTTGAATGCTTCAATGTCTGTTTCGGAAAGCTTGCCATCGTTGTCCTTGATAGCCTTCGCCCAATCATCATAGAGCTTCTTCAAGTCTCCGTTGATGAGGTCTTCCATGGAGTAGGAGAGAAGAGCCTTTTGCATCATTTCAGCGAAATCGTCTGCAAAGTCCTGCGCTGACTTGCTCATATCCATAAGGTCTGACACGAAGCTATCCTTCATGCTGTCAAAGGAAATCTGTGTAAGGCTTTCCTTCAGCTTGTCTGATAACTCATCCAGCTTGCCCGCTTGGTCTATGTAGTCATTCAGCTTCTCTGTCAGACGCCCACCATAGTTACCCTTTCCAGTGTTCTCGATATGCTCCCAGATGGCAACGTTGCCACGGAGGAGCTTCATTTCCTCTGGGCTGAGGGAGAAGAGGTCGCCATTGAAATCTGATTTGATGTTCTTCTTGATCCAATCCATCTCGTCACTACCGAAGCCGCCCCAATAAGCGTTCCATGAGTGGTGCGAACCATGATAGCTTGCCTGTGCCTTTGCGATGTCGAGGTAGTTCTGATTGGTCTCCTGCTGATTCTTGTAGGCTTGCTCGTAGTATGAGGTTGCCTTGGAGCCGTAGGAATTTTCCATTGCATCAGTCAAATCCTCGATGGATTGCTGCAAGAGGGTATTTCTATCCGTCAGCCTTTCGATGGTATCATTGACCTTCTTTGCATTTCCATCTCCACCGAACAGACTATTGAAGCCACCGAATGAAAGCGTGTTGAGGATATGAGAAACGTTGTTCCCGATACTCTTCAATGGCTTCATAACGATGTCACCCGATAAAGCATCATCGAGGATGCCCGTTACTGCGCCAAAGACCGTGTCCATGAGGTTACTGATGAGCGTTCCGAAGCCATCTTTCAGAATATCGAGGATGCCGAGTACTGCGGAGATTATTTCACCTGCCATACCGCTATCCCCTAAAGCTTTCGTCAGAGTCTTGGCTGCGTCGCTGTCTTTGCCGAGCAACCCTTGGATGCCCTTTGCTAGAGTGTTGGCAACGTCCTTCTGCATGTTGCCGCCGAAAAGCTTGTCAAGTCCTAGAATAGAGTTTCCTATGCCTTTGAGTGACCCCGATGTAAGACTCTGCAAGCCATTTTCAAGCTGCTGGAACTGAGAAACTGCCTTCTGTGCAGATGTCTGCAAGTCTGATGATGCCTTCTGAACTGATGAACCGAACTCCAAAACGTTGTTAGATGCGGTATCGAGTACGCCCTGCGCTCTAGAGAGGTTGGCTTCAGCCTTGCTGATACTTGTCTTGTCACCACTCTTCTTAGCCTTAGCGAGGTCTTCCTGCGCCTTGGTGACAGCTTTCGTGGCTTCAATCTCTCGCTCCTGTGCATCAATGTAACTCAGCATGGCTGACTGATAGGCGTTGATGTCGTCCGAAACCTTCTTGAAGATGTCACTATCCCATACGGTAGCAGAGCCTTGTAACTTAGAGATAAGCTCCTGTATGGTCTTCTGCTCATTAACATCTGTGGTGCTCTTGGAGAGCTCTTGCAGCTTCTCAATGGTAGGCTCCAGTTGGTCCTTGAACATTGCACCGAAGTCTCCGAAGATGCTTCCCCAGTCAATGTTCTGTCTGATAGCGTTTATCTCGATGGCTTGGAGGTCCTTCTTCCTCTGCTGCTGAAGAGAGAGCTTTTCGCCTTCCGTCTGAGCCTTGGCAATCTTCTCTTCATACTCCTCGGCAATGGCTTGCTTCTGCTGATAGAGAGAACCATACTCCTTCAAGTAGTCGCGCATAGAGGTGAGGGCTTCCCTGTTGACCTCATCAAGCTTCTTGTTGTACTCTTGGGTAGCGAGGTCTCTAGCCTTGGAGAGGGCATCGGACTGAGCAGAGGTGAGGGTTACTTTTTTGCCAGCTTCCTTGTTCTTCTTCTTGAACTCTGCTTCCTGCTTGTCAATCTCGGCTTTGCGCTTGGCATAGTCGTTCTTGATTTCAGCAAGCTTCTTCTCTGTGCCTTCCTGCATCTGAGATATATCGGTGTCGATATTTTCCTGCTGCAGCTGCTTCAAGTCCTCATTCAGTTCCTCCTGGGCCTTCTTGCGGTCTTCTGCCTGCTTCTTGGCATCGGTGGCTGCTTTCTTGGCTTTGGCAGCGTTCTTCTTGGCATTGGCTTCTGCCTCTTCCTTCTCACGCCGCTTCTTCTTAGCATCATCTTCTGCCTTGGTCTGCTTGGTGTTGGCTGCATTGGTATAATTCCATCCTCGCTGGGCGATATCTTTGGTTGACATCCACTTGCCGTTGACTTTGGCACCTGACTTGTTGTTGTTTCCTAAATCGCGTGCCAACGCAGAGAACCATCTTCCCATTTTGCCCAACTCCTTAACATCCATGTTATTCATCCATGAAGGAATCTCGGCATCGAATTGTATTCTGAACTTTACGTCATTAACACCATAGTTCTGCATGAACTCCTTGACACGGTTGTAGAGAACGTGTACATCCTCACCGGCACCCTGGAGCTGCTTCTGCAAAGCATTTATCCTGTTCTTGGTAGAGGTGGCCTTGTTTCCGAAATCCTCGGTAGCATCTGCCGCCCTGTTAACATTGTCGGTTTCCTCGGCATGTATCTTCTTGGCAGTACGTAACTCATACAGATAGCCTGCTAATGCTTCTTTCGCATCTTTTGTTTTGCTGTCCGTAATCCCAAAAGATTTAGCAAGTCCTACCGTCTTATCTACCATCGTCCCTATTACTTGGTTGTATTGACGCATATAGGATTGGTATTCCTTGGAATGCTCATTCAAGCCAGCCATCTTCTGTGCTAAGTCGTCAAGCTGCTTGATAACCGAGTCAGATACGATGTTCTGTATGCCGACGGCTATACCGCTGCTAGAGGTTCCATAATCCTTCAACTTACCCAAAAGGGCTTGCTGAGCGCTATCAACACGGTTGTTGTAGTCTTCGTTAGCCTTGGAGATTGCATTGGCTCTGTTGCGCTCTGTAGCCTCCAGCTTGATTTGTTCGATGAGTTCATTGGATTTATCTATTTCCTGCTGCTTAACATCCACAAGGTTGCTCTCGTCTTCCTTGATCTTGTCAATAGCAATCCCGTAGTTGTCATAGATGTTTGACAGCTCCTTGATGGTGTCCTTGTAAACCTTGGAGCCTTCCTTTGCAGTCTTCAGAATGGAGACTAGCGACTCGACCTTGCTTGATGCTTCATTTGCACTCTCGGTAAACTTGGAAGTCTTGGTAGCGGCATCCTCAGCGCTATTGCCGAATAGATTGAACATCGTGACTCCAGCTGCTACTGCACCAAGAACCAGACCGAGAACATTTGAAGAAGAGACCAAATTGAACAGAGCCATGGCATCCTTGGCGGTTGTGATAGACTTCGCTAAAGACAAGAATGCTTTCGCACTCTCCCAAGCTACCTGTGCCTTAGATATTGCTATCATCGCTATTACCGCAGCCTTGTATGCTCCATACGCTGCAACAACGGTCATAAGCACCTTGCCTACCGTCTCCCAATTCTCAACGAGGGTGGAAACGACTCCCAATCCGGTATTGATGACACCTTCCTGTGACTTTCCGAGGTCATTGAACATCTGCTCGATGGCATCTTCTATGTTGCTTATCTGACCGGTAATAGTCTTGGACTGAGCTTCCATCAAACCACCGAACTTGCTACCCTCGGCGGTCATACTCTGCATTGCCTGGATGAAGATGTCGCTGGTAACCTTGCCAGCCTTGATTTGCTTCTGGACCTCTCCGATGGCATTGTTCAAATCCAACCCCATAACCTTTGCCAATTCGTCTGCGATAGGAATACCTCGGTTGAGGAACTGATACAAGTCCATCGTGTCCATCTTACCCTTGGCGATGGTGGTGCCGTAAAGCATCACGAGGTCTTTTAGGTTCAGACCCATACCTGCCGCCACGTCTCCCAATCCGATAAGCGTCTTGTTGACATCTTCGGCCGCTACGTTGAACGCAAGGAGCTGCTTGGCTCCCTCTGTAACGTCTTCAACCCCGAAAGGTGTGATGGCTGCCGTGCGGATCATCTGCTTCATGAGAGCATCAGCTTTCTCCTCAGACTGCAACATCGTCTTGAATGCCATTTCTGTCTGCTGGAACTGACCGCGGACCTGCATCATCTGATTTACGAACTTGCCAATGCTCCAACCGCCAATGGCAATGTTCATGCTGTTCTGTATATTCGAGATTACATCGTCAATAGACTTTCCGTCCTTCTCAACCCTCTCGGCAGTCTGATGAACTGCGTTCTGAATGTCTCGAAAACCGGAAACGACCTTGGCTGTCTCGACTATTGTATCGAATTTAATGCTTGGCATAATGTTCTATTTTTCCTTGAATTTATACTCTGTTATAAAGAATCGCCGGGGAAACACCACATGTGAGTGTTCGATATGGGAACTTTACGTGCGTGCGCAGGAAGACTTCGGTTAAATCTCGGTCTCTGACTCTATCACCGCCTTCATGACCGCCTCCTTGTTGTTGCCATCGATGACCTCTTCCCCTGCTGCCGGTATATGGGCTTTCTTCCTCTCGTCGTCTGACAGATAGATTGAAGTAATCTTGTCTTTGAGCATGAGAGTCAGGTTGTTATACGATATTCCCCATACCACGTAATCGAAAGTCCATCCGTATCTTTCGCAAGCGGCATCTATGAGAGTTCCCCATATTGTCTTGCCCCCGAAGATAAAGCTATTCTCCGACTTCTTTGCAGCGTTGACTTTTGCCATACGCTTCGCTTCTTCTTCCATTCCTGTCTCTTTGGCTATTGTCTGGTATGAGTTAGCCTTAAGGATGATGATGAGAAGAGTAGCTATATCCTCGTTGGAGCATTCTTTGAAGATTAACTCCGTCTGCCTGCTTACGCATTTGGAGTCTAGTATTTCGTTCTTTGTATTGAGTGAGTGATATGCAATCAATCTGCAGCATGTCTCCCTTTTGGTGTTTGCAACTCGCAATGCTTCCAAGAATGGATCAGCTTGAAGTAACTCTTTGTCTAGCTCCAAGCTATCTACTAACTGCGACGTTAGGTACATCATGCCCAGTGTAGTAGGGTAGATGTTAACGTGAGCGTGCTCAGTATCAAAGCCTATCGGCATATCTGTGAGCGTATTCGATATAATGATTCCTAACTCTTCCATATCACTCGAATTTAAATTGTTGGCACCCAAGGCAGGACTCGAACCTGCGTCTTTCAACCAGCTTTTGAAGACCCTGGATTTTCATGCGACGGACTATTTGGTCTCGCTCTGCCCCTGAGCTACTTGGGTAGGTTGCCGGCTGATAACCCTCAGTCGGCAGAAGGGATATTAGAATATGCCTATTTCTCTGTGTAGGTCTCCGTGATTTCTGTAGGAGCAGTATCTCCGTCCTGCGGCTTCTTGAAAGTCAAGGCATACTTTCCACCTGTTCCATTTGTGGCAGTAATGACACGCCAACGGTAAGCACAATATACGTCCTCACCCTTCGAGTTGACAGTCTTAGCCACCGCGTCACCCTCTGGAATGAGAGCTGAGTGAGTGTACGTGATAAGAGCACCGCTCTCAGTTGTATAGGCCTCTTCTGCACCGATTGTGGTATTACCCATGTAAACGCCAGGAAGCTCGGCGTCTTCCGGTTGGATAGCCAAACGGAAGTTACCCTCTACGGTACCGTCGATGGTCTTGAATGGCTGCGACTGGTTCTTCTTGATGAAGAGCTGATATGCAGCCTCGTAGGTAGACTTCTTTGTCTTGCGGTCAACAATTCCGCCACCTTCCTCAACCTGGGTCATAGTATCGCCTTTCGTTGGAGTAACAGTAGTAGTGCCATCCTTTGGAGTTGGGAGCTTAGTCCACTCATTCTTTTTGCTACCTACCTCTTGAACGTAGATAGTGCATTTGCCCCATGATGTTACTGACATAATTTAATCGTTTATGAGTTTATATTCAACTTGATTATTTATTACATGTTCTCCCGTGCTTGTTGCATATACCCTCTGCTCAATAGCGTGGGCTGCATACTCGCTCGTTCTGAACGTTTCCAAGAGATTCCAAGCCAGTTTGCAGATTTCGTCAACTCTGATAGTGTTCTCCTCGAACTGCCCATCTACGTCCTGGTCTTGTATATATATATTTACATTTATAATCGCCGTTTGAAGCTGCGTTCCCTCATTAGCCAAGATGGAGATAACGACATCTTCCTTATGAGAATTATGCGGTCTCATCGTCTTTGACAGCTTGCCATTGACGTTGTTCATGAAACCGCTTTCATTGATGTACCGGTAAACATCTGTCTTAATTGCTCCGTCTGATTTCATATCTTCCACTTGTTTATTTCATTAACTGCTGAGTCTATTGCTGTCTTCACACGCTGCTCTACAATGGATGTGGCCCATATCTTCGTTGATGCGAGGACATCCTTGCTTTCCAAGGCTTCCACCTCTCCTGCGTATTCCATTCCGGCAACAACAACCAAAGCATAAACCCTGGAATATTCCTTAGCAAGGTCATTGATCATCTTCTTGCCCTTTACAGAGCCGTCTGTGCCACTGAGAACCTGCGAAAAGGCTGATTCCATATATTTACTTCCCTGCTCGTACACGGCGAAGCCTATAGAACTTCTTAGGTTGCCCGTATGGTCTATCCAGCTTTCCTTGGCAGACCTGTTACGGATTCTAACCACAGATTCGTCTCCTAGCTTGCTCAATGCCTTAAGCACATTCTCCTGTATCTTCCTTGCGGCTCTTTGTAGGAAGGCATCGAGAGCGGAAGCGCTGGTTGTCATTCTTATGCCCATATCTTACACTGGAGTTGATAACGATGAAATCCCTTGACCTTGATAATTACATCCTCAGCCCCTAAAATTTCTAGCTTGATAAAATCCCCATAAGAGAACTTTTCAATTCCTACGGGCAAGTTATGCACTTCGTAGGAGTAGTAATCAATAGAACCGTCAGATGTAACTAACTTGTTGGCCTCGCCAGCAGGAACTACATCACAAGTGCAGCAGAACTTCCACTCGGTCTTGCCCTGGTGATAATTTCCATCATCATCTGTATAGCCAGCTACCTTCTGCTGCCGGTATAGCTTTGAGGCATGAAAACTCAATAGACTCATCAGCAATTAATGTAAACTGTCGGCTTCGGAGTAAGTGAAACCTCCTCCTCGCCGATAGAGTTATATAAACGATTGACCTGAACTAATATAGCCTTTCGCTGGTCTTCCGAGAGGGAACCTATTGATTTGTCCGCTTCGGAGAAGCTAACGGCTTGTATGAGAGAAAGCAGACAGTCGGCAAGCGTTCCTTTGTAGGCGTCACTTCTAGCAACGTCACCAGTGAACTCTGATTCGATATCTAGGTCACGCTTTATGCAGGCGTTTTCCACGAAACCATAGGGGATAGGGATGTGTACCTCATCCACCAAAGCTTGTCCGACCGTCTTCATGATTACTCCTCAGCTTTAGCTGCGTTATCCTTGAACTCCTTCTTCTTTGTAGGAGGCAGCTCATTGTAGGCATCAATAATCTCCTTATCACTTGCATCACTAGCAAGGGTGGCACCAAGAGCGTTGAGAGTTGTGATAGCCTCCGGCTTCTTGTAGGTCACATCAGAGATTGTTACCTTAGCGTCCTCTGTATCTGTTTTCTCCTTTTCGGTATCAACCGAAACGTCTGGGTCAGCCAGCTTAGTATTAATCTGATAGATTGTATCAACGTCCTCGATGACAGGCAAGCAGTATGCCTGCACCGCAGTTGTCTCACGCAATGGATCAGTTGTTGAATACTGAGAGATAAGCTTGTAATCAATCTGCTGATAGGTTACACCTGCCACTCTGTTGGTTGCCTCTGCTACCTGACCGTAAACGAGGGCACCAATCATCTGTGAGCAGACACCGATAATCATATCGTTGTTCCAAGGCTTAACGCTCTTCTTCGCACCATCATGCTCCAAGCGGACAGTACGGTTGATGATGCGGAATGATACACCGGTCTCGTCCAAGAATGCCTCCTGGAATACGCTGGCAGTAGGAACCGGCAGCTTTGTGTTGGAGTCATAAGTCTGACCCTTGTAGTTGGCAACAAGCTCGCGAGCGTCTTGTGCCTTCTTCAGTTCGTCAAACTTAGCCTTACCAATCCAGAAGATCAAGATGGTGTTGCCATCATTCGATGCTCGCTCGATACATTCCTTCAAGTCTGCAACTGTAACACCATTATCAACGTTGTTGATGCCGAGCTGATTTTCTGGCAAGTACTGATACTTGATACGGAGCAACTCCTTTGGATTATCGTCGTCACGAACAGCTACGTAGCCGTTAGAAAGACCATACAGAAGGGCGTACTCATTACGCTCATCAACACCGACATTACAAGCTACCGGGTCCTGCGCCAACTTACGGCGAATCTCTGCTGTCTGACCGCCCTGTGCTTCCATGAGTCTGAGAGCGAGGATATCAGACTCCTTCAAGAATTTCTTCATACCGACCTTTGGCAGTTTGCCGTTGGCGGTTGAAATCTTGTCACGAGACTTCAAAGGAACCGGAGAATCCACTGCTACGTAGTCAGCTGCTACGTAAGAGGTATCAACTGTATCGGCTTCCCATTTGTTGTCGGTAGAATAAACGCGGCGGAGAATGGATGTATCTTTGTGGAGATACGTCATCTCGTTCTTGCGCTTACCATTAATCTTCTCAATCAATGTCTTCAGGATTGGGAAGAAACTCAAGATATACTTAAGAAATAAAGAACTCTGTTGCATAAATCACCTCCTTAACCGATTGCATCGTGTCCCCACTGAAGAGTAGGAACGACTGTTTTCAAAGCTGCCTTGATCGTATCGACAGGATAAGGGACAGCCTTATCATTAGCCTCACCTGCCGTCATAACACCTACATGAGGGGTATCTACCGGAGCAGTTGTCATACAGACACCAACGTACTCGTGATTTTCCGGCAATGAAGCATAAGCCTCACCTGTTACCGGCATAGGCTTGTACTCGCCAGACTTGGTATCACGAATGATAATGTGTCCGCACTGGATGAACTCTCCAGAGAAACCTGTCATGTCAAGAATGACACCACCCATGATGCCATTCACGTAATTTCTGATGATTACAGACTCCTTGCCTGAATCAAACGTTTTTGTCTTGCTTACGCCATACATAACTTTTAAAATTTAAAGATTACATAGTTGCGGCAAGCTCATCAATCTCATCGCCCTTGATAACTTCAACCTCATCCTTCTTAGGCTTTCTCTGAGCCGCAGGAGCTCCAAGTTTTCCGAGACCTTCGTTAGCACGCTCTTGATCGATAGCTGCCAAGTCCTCCACAATGCCATCGTAGAAATCATCGAACGCAGATTCGTTCTCGAACTTCATCATGTCGAAATTCTTCAAGACAGTCTTTCCGAACGTACCTTTGTCCTTAAGGAGTGCCTTCAGCTTAGAACGGCGGCCATCATTCTCACGCTCTGACTTCAAACCGAGGATTTCGGTCTGCAAGGCTTTGTTCTGAGTAATGAGTGCCTGTGCCCATGCTGGGACCTGCTCATCTTTCTCTTTCTTCTGTTTGCGGATTGGTTTCTTGTTGCCGGCAGGGTCATCATCATCGTCATCGACCTCGTCGTCATCCAAGTCTTGACTATCCTTAAAGCTCTGGATAGTACGCTGCGCGGTCTTTTGCGCAATCTTAAGATAAGGAAGAACCGCATTGACCTGCTTTTCAATCTCTGCGTTTACATCCTCGTCTGAGGCTTCTTCATCGAGTTCTAAGTTATTGGCAACATCGGCAGCAATACCCTCTAACTCCTCTCTACTGAACCCCAACGCCTTTGATTTGGGTTTCAGAATAACTAAAACTTGCTTCGTTCTTTTTTTCATTCTAACTAAATATTTAATTGAACAATAAAATTCAAGAAATATCCCAGTACGAAGCGATAGCAATAAGTAATGCTGCAAAATTATAAAAAAAGTATTTAATCACCAAATATATTGCAAGAAATATACTTAATGATTAAATACTTTATGGTTACATATAAATATTAGTCTGGATAATTGAGCTTATCCGGTCCAGCTGTGGATAAATATACGGAGAACATATCACATAGCTCTTTTGCTCCATTTAGGTCGTTCAGCTTGTAATTACCGCATTCTACTTCCGATGCACCTGGAATCGTATTTGATAGCGAACACGCTTTAAAAGCTTCCACTATCATTTCCTTTATTAGCTTTGAAGTCCATGTACCTTTAAGGATAAGATAGAAACCTGTAAGACAACCCATCGGTCCAAAATACAGAACGGAATTGCTAAGAGGGCTATCATTGCGTAGGTAGTCCGCCATCAAATGCTCTATTGTGTGCGCGACAGCAGGTGACATCATATCCTTATTTGGCTTGCACACACGAATATCGAATGTGGTAGCAGTCTCCAATCCCCATTTATCTACTCTTGAAACATAAAGACCCGGCTTCAGTTTCGTATGATCAACTTTAAAACTTGGTATCATTCTCTAATAATTTACAAACAACATCAAATGCCTTCTCAGCAAGGCTATCCCAAAATCCAGCATACTGCTCGGTTTGATTCGGTTCCAGAGGGTTGTCACTAATAACTCGGATAGACGTAAATCCAATCCCTTTCTTGTAGCATACCTGTGCAAGGGCGGCAGACTCCATATCGATGGCGCATACGTTATACGAATTAGGAAGGAAATCCTTAATCGCCAATACCTGCTCTCTCGTAGTGACAAACTTATCTCCCGTAGCTATGGTTCCTAATCTGAATCTTTCATCCATATCAATCCACGAGAAATCAGAAGGAAAGACTGCCGGCATACCTTGAACTTGTCCATTGGCATTCGGCTCGCCGCAATATACATCGTGGTAGCAGTACGAATTGCCAATCACGACATTACCAGGTTTCAATCCCGCAACTGCAGCACCGGCGCATCCTACCGAGATAACTCTTGTAACAACGTCATTTGCGACAGAAGAGAGAAAATCGGTTAAACCGATAGCAGCATTTACCTTTCCTATTCCCGTCTTAAACAACACCGTGTTTTGCATATCCGACTTCATAAGCCATTCTCTGATAAGGTCGTATTCCTTATCCATAGCGGTAACTATGACAATCATTGCGCACCTCCTTTCGTTAGCTTAAGCTTCTTGCAACGGTTGTAAATAGCGTTTTCGTCCACTCCAATCTTGGTTGCAATGGCTTTTACCGGATACTTGCCATACATTCTGCGAATGATGAAATCCTCGTCAGCAGTAAACACGTGGCTCTTGCTGATACCCATTTCCTTCATCTTTCGATGGATGGCCCAATAATTACGATTGAGCTGCTTTGCAATCTCCGTTGTCGTCATCACCAAAGCGTTAACCTTGATGAACTCAATCTCTTCTGCGCTAAAATGTTTTCCTCTACTCATTATTTAATATTTGGGTTCATTAAGCCGCCCAAGGCTTTCTTTCTCTTTCTGTTATATCTTCTGTTTGCGGCAATCCTTTCGGCATTCTCTTTACGATAGACTTCCATTCTTGCCAATAGATGCTCCTTATGTTCCTGATAATACCTTCTTTGGTATTCCCGGATTTCCTCCTCACTTCTCGCCATGTACCTTGTCTTTTATTAGCTCGTACAACGATGGACTAAGTGTACTCCAACGACCATTCTCATCTTTTACGAGATAGAATCCGTCGGGAACATAGAACTCTCGATTTCTCAACCTAACTATCAACGTCTGCTTTGTACAGTCTCCACTGACAGTTTTAACTAACTCTGAAACGTCCGGGCATTTCCATAATTCTTGGATGTTCTCGGAAGATACTTTAATTGCAATCATATTACTTAAACTTGATGATAAAAAACTCAGTACCAAGCCACTTGTCGGGGCATAGACCTTTTTTAGGCTTGCCGATGGTGATACTCTCAATCTCCTTCTCAATTCGTGGACTATCCTTGCGGTAGCCGTTGATGAAAAGGACGTGGGTGTAAACCATTCCGCAATATGTTTCTGCCGCCACATCATAAGCTACTTCACAGTTAGTAGTCAGACGTTCAATCCAATAAGGTTTTATCTCCCGGTACTCCTCCGTCTTTTCGCCAGCAGAAATCATATCAAACCACTGCTTCTTGACGGACAGATGCAATACTTTCTTTTTCATACTTATATCTTATATCTATTAAACTGATTTATAATCTTTTTAATTTCACTATCACGAAGGTGTAGAAAAGGCTTAAAAGAAGGCTTTCTATATACCTTGTTTCCTATCAAAATATCGGAATCATCCATCCATTGCCAAAGATACGGTGGACGGCTATCCAAACGAGGGTCGTCAACATGATTATTGTAAGACTCTTCGCAAGATTTCCAAAACTTATTAAGTGCAATCGCATACACAGAGACAAGTGCCAACCTGCTTAATCTCTCGAATTGTTCTGCGAATAGCAGTGGTCTGAAATCGCATACACATGGAACGTTCTTCATCATTCCACCTCCTCCCAGTCGGTTGCGAGAATATCATCAGAATCTTTGAAAACACAAGGAAAGAATTTGCCATCGCATACAGCCACAATAGTCTCAGAGACAATATGGATATAAGCTCCACATTCTTCCCAAATTACCCTTTTTACTTTCTTTCCTTCCTTCATTCTTCTCAGAGCCTCCGAGAAATCAAATGTTTCCTTCTTCATACGCTACTTCTTTTTATCTAACCATTCCATTACGTAACGATAGGCATTATTTTTGTAACCTCTCATAAAATACTCTAAATTGCTTCTATCTTTGAGATAATCAGACAAATCACCTCTCCAATAACCATACAGATTACCGAGTAAAACACTTGACATTTCATTGATACAACGCTTGATAAGCTTCTGTTGCTCAACATTCTTGTTGTAGTGAAAGAGTGAATACGATGCTCTTTTGAGCCATTTCCACCACTTTGATGTGAACTTCTTTACTTCTATCTTTTCGGGAAGTTCCTCTCTTTTCGTGTGCATATCAATGAGCTTGTTATACTCTTCTATGCTAATTGTTATTTGTCTTTCCATACGCTACTTCTCCTTATCGAATTTGTTGCCAACGGCTATGAATTTACCTAATGAAAGATAATAACCTAACGGTTTTTCATAAATCTTTCCATTAGCATGTGTGAGGTAATACCCACTTAGCTCTTCCGACCATACAATTTCTGATGGAATAAAAGGATAATTCTTGATAACATCATGTTCGTACAATTCATTGCCTTTGCAGTCTTTCAGTCCTGTGAACTGGCAGACGGTAGAAGGGTCTACCTGATAAGTGATATTTCGGTTCAGCATACTTTCTTTCTGGCGTTTTTCGACGATGTATGTATTACCATTCTCTTCGTAGAAATATCCGCAAACCCATCCTTTTCCGTCAAGACGTTTAGCCTTGAACTTTATGTTTTCTATCTTCATATCTATTTTGCTTTAACGTTATACACTCCATCAATGACCTCCACCTCATAACAATCGGGACAATAGTGTTTACCATCTATCATTTCCCAATCAGAGTAGTCACCAATATCAACTTCTTTGTTGCTGAATAGTGCGGAACAAGTATCTGTACCGCCAAATACTTCTCCGCATCTATCGCAAACAATCTGATACATTGTAATCGGTCTATACATAAGCTATTCCTCCTCTAAAATTCCAAAGACCGCTCCGTCGTCAAAGGTAAATCTTTTCATAATTTTATCCGAATTAAAGCCACCGATACAATTTATATCTATATTTTCTTCGCTAATAATAAGAGTAATTAAGGAACGACTTCCATCTTCCTTAGACTTTATCCACCCGAATGGCTGATGCTTCTTCATCTCAGTCCAACATTCTTCTACATTGGCAAAAGGGCGGTACTTTGCTTTCGCCTTACTATCCGACTTGATGCGATACTCTGTATTATTCCAAAACTCAATCTCTGTCATTTCCACCCAATCATTCGGAACATCTGTACCTTTTACGGCACTCGGTTTTGTCCTACACTCAATTGCCTTTCCTTCTGCAAAAGCTTGCAAGAAAGGATAAAATTCTTTAGCTTGATTTCTGTCCATAATTTAGTTCTCCATTATAATTCTTCATACATTCTTTGATGTCGTTCTAAACTCTTTGTAAGTCTCTCAATAGCCATATCTTTCAATTCTTTAAAAGATATGAACATAAAAATGGAAGTTTTTTCTTGCCCAATGTATCCTAGTCCATTAGACAATGTGATAGTTTCTTCTGTTGCATCTACTGCTTCCTTCCAACACTTAAGAGCCTTCTTATCTTTTTCAATTAAACTTCTTAAGTTTGTAGCTTTGTTATAAATTTCTTCTGTCATATCAATCCTCCAACTCTATGTTATTTTCTGCTGCGTAGCCATCTTGTGCATCCTCGCAATACTGACCTTCGCAAAGCCAACCTATGCCGATGTTATATTCTGAAATAATGTTCTTGTTGCAATACTCACAGATAGCATCGCCATATTTATTTTGTAATTCTTTTCTTGTCATAATTAGTCCTAAATCCTTTAATTCCCATTTAGCATATTCTTCTGCTACACTAGGCGCACTCAGTGCATGCATAGCCAAAAGATAGCCTTCGCAAGACGTTATATATTTTCCGAAAGCATTACGATAATCTAACTCTTCCTTCATGCTTTGTATTGCAGTTACTTTACTCATTGCTTATCCTCCTTCGTCTTAAACATAGGGTCATCTTGCCACCAACTAACATATTTGCCTGTAGCAAGGTCTTCCTCTATTGGCTCTGTTTTGTCAATTTCCATACATGCAAGTATAACACATTGTGCTTTTGTTCTTGCATTTGCAAATGAACCAGAAGGAAGTACAGCCTGCCATCCGATATTATCAATTCTCCATATTATTGGCGAGTGGTGTTTGTAATATAATTGATACATTCCGCTTCTGATTCTTTCCGTTTTTATTCCTGCTTGTCTTACCATCCCTTCTCTTCTTTTTACCCTCTCCTTTAAAAGGAGAGGGTGGTTAGTTACTTGTTTGGAATGCAACGATTCTCAAATCTCTTGTAAGCATCAAGGTAGAACTCATCCTTGACCTTGTTGTATGTAACCTCGTAGTACATACCATCAGGAAGCGTTGTTGATAACAACCACTTCGCATTACCAAGAATGTAGCACTGCCATACCACAAATACTTCAAACTCTTGTTTTGGGTCACTCTTATCCAAGTGCTCCTCAACATACTTACGTACAAACTCACTTACTTTTTTATTCATATTACTTATATTTATGTATAATTAGTTACTAAAGCTCGTCAAACTCTTTCTGAAATCTCTGTTTTGTTTCATTCAGAAGCTGCTTGAATTTAGTTTTAAACTCTTCGTCACATTCTGATAATCCATAAATACTGTGAGCAATGTTTGTCGAATGAGAAGACATATTCAAAAGCTCATCTACTTTAGGAATCAAGCTTTTTGCTAAAATGTTAGCTCTTTCTAATTTGTCTATATTCATATTACTATCTATTTATATCCCATAAGGGATGGTTAGTTAATCTTTTTTCGGCTTAATACCCCATGCAAGATATCCAAATCTAATGTCTGTACTAATGTTTGAGCCATCAAAAACTCTCTCTTCTCCACCAATAGACGTTAGGGTAATACCTATAGGCAATGAAGGATAGAGATATAGCGGAATCAAACGAAGTCCAAGAATATTTTTCTCATTGGCAACCTTCTTGTCAAATTGCTCCTTTGTAAGATTCCCCTTATCTAATTCAGATTGTAAACAAGAAATTTCTTCCTCAATATCTTCTTCGGATTGCCAACTTCCAAAATGTAAAGCCTTACACTGACTTTCCGTAAGAGCATTCCAATCAATATCTTTCTTAAACTGTTCTTGAACTTTTTGCCAAGCATCATTGAGACTTTCCTTTTTAAATTCTTCGTCCCACTTTTTATATACTTGGATACACGCAATTTGATTTGCGAGCCATTTCAAAGTATTACTAACTTTGTCTTCTAATGAAATTTGTTCCATATTACTTATATTTATATCCTTTACAGGATGTCAGTTACTCAACTTCTGCTGACTTCCAGTCTGGATAGCCGCCCAAGTCCTTCTCTTGTCCACAATTCATTTCAAGCCAGTCTTGCAGACAATCCTTAACTACTTCTCTGTCCTCTGAATCATCATTAGATTCAATGACAACCGTAAACTTATGTTTCATACTAATATCCATTTATGCCCGAAGGTTGTTAAACATTAAATTGTGCTCTTATTAGTTTCATTCTTAGAGTTTCTTTCATCTTTTTAGCTTCACTCCAAGGTGTATATGTTTGAGTATAAAAGTTATAGTCCCATTTACCCATGCAATGCAAACTTGTTATAAGTAATTCCAGCTCTTCGTTAGATAATTCAACTATTCTCTTGGTCATACGCTTTACTCCTCCACATCTTTAGTTGTCCAACAAGAGCTCATTGCCTTCGTAAGGTTCACAATATCTATACCTTTTACCTCCTATAACCATATAGGGATGAAAGTCTATTACATCCACTTTCTTCCAAAAGAGAGCTGGCTCCCAACTTCCATAAGGGTTATCTTTGACAAGTACCTTATCGAATGGCTTTGGAGTCCACTTTTTCTTTAAAGCAATAATCTTTTTCTTCTCTACTTCCCAAATCTTGCCCTTCTTTGCTAAAGCGTCAAAAAATGCGGCTTTTTCTTCTTCTGTAGATAAACGAGTTATACAGCCGTCTTTTGAGCAATAACTATTTTCATTAATAGTAATTATGCCTCTACTATCAAGATCAGCATGTAAATAATAGTTTTCATCATTTTCTGCTTTGAAAACACAAATAAGTGAACTTCCTCTAGGAAGTTTAATAGTAATAAAATCCCAATCCTTGAACTTAGTTTTTTGCGGTTTATCCTTTTGGATTTCCGCTATGTTTATTTTTGTTTCCATATCTATCTTTCAATTAAGTTAGCTTTCAACTCTCTCAACTGATTCAAAGCATCATCGAGAGCGTTGTGATTATTATTCTCAAAAGTCTTCCACTCCTTTATGAACTCCTTTGCGGTTCTGATGTCTCTAGGTTGCCAAAACTGCCAAGGGAGTTCTCTATCAAAGTGCTCATACAAGTCTTTAATACAGAACAAATCCATAGCACCTTTTGTCCAAATGATAATATCTTTGCCACAAGAGGCGAGGATTTTATCTAACACATCCATTGCTTGCTGATAACTGTATAATGTTTAATTATTGACAACAACCGGACCATTCTCCTGGTTTAACCACCACAGAATAGTTTCTCCTGAGAATGTTCTTTCACAACTATTCCATACTCTCGGATCTATTTGAATTAAGGCTTTACTTAGTAGTTCAAACTTGGAGTCTGCTGCAGCAATTCCTATCTGAGTGATGGCAGCATCGTTTCTTCTACCAAGAGTTTCGATGTCAATTACAATGTTGTTTCTTACTTCTTTTATTTCCATAACTTTAATTTCTTAAAATGTGACATTTAATTACTTTATTGACCGCATTAGGCTGCGATTCATTGAATTGCTTTACAAACTGACGCTCCATTTCCTTTGGAAAGATGGGCTTTGTCGGCTTCGGCATAGTTAGGACGGCTTGAATCCTTGCCCCCCCACTCAGCGTAAGCAGACATCTGCGAGTTATCATTTTACCAAACATCATAACCTTACCCTTTCACATAGTTGATTACGTGCTCCTGGGCTTGCTCATGCAAGTTATCGAAAGCGTCTTCTATAACTTTGGCTGTCTGATCGCCATTAAGGTTCTTCAGCATTTCGCCAGCTACTTCAACCATCTTGTCTATAGGTAAGGAACAGAACTTATCAACTAAGAAGTTATTCTGCTCGTTGATGGTCATATCATCGAATAAATCCGATAAATCTACTTCAACTTTATAATCTGCCATAATCTTAATCGAAAATATGATGGTTCAACTTTCTCTTTCTGAGGTTTCTCTTAATCACTTCCATATCCTTGTGGTCGTTAGTGTGGTCCGCAAGAAGTTTGATGATTTCATAGATGTCATTTGCGTTATCCTCCAGGTTATCGCAAATGTTCTCGTCACCAAAGAAACTCTTATTGAAGGGTTTCAAGTGGAAGTAATATTTCTCTGCTGCATCACGCATTTGGTTGTAGTGCATCTTCTGCTCTTGTTTGTACTGAACCTTTAGCAATCTGAACATAGACTGCTCATCTTTGATAAGTTGGTCCAATATATCTGTTACCATTGCAATCAAGCAGCCATTGACCTGCAGGCATTGAATAATCTTTTCCTGCTTTAAGCCAGATGTTACACCCAGCTCGGAGAGTGTAACCTTCAAATCGTTTACCGTAACTTTCTCTTTTCCCATTGTCTTACTTTTAATTGTCAAACCATGAACCTGCATATCTCCATTCCCAGTAAAGGCAAGTGTCATTAGGCTTCTTGCCTTCACTATAGCATATCTCGGATGAGATGCAATTACTACATATATGCTTCATAATCATGGAAGTTTAGATACCATATAATCTATCTCCTTATCCGTAAGGTCCAGATTGTTCTTACGCTTGAACTTGATGATGGCATCAATTCCGACCTCACCTTCAACCAACTGATAGATGGCATCCTCATCAAATCCCTTGTCGAGAACCTTGATAAGCTCCATTCCCAAATCATGGATTTTCTGCTGAAACTCCTTTTTGAGGTCTGCGTTAATTCGCTCTAAAGCTTCTGCTTTTTGACTGAATCCGCATCCGCCCTCAATGGCGAAGTCGTTACTGATGTTCTGACACATCTGATCAATGTCCTTGCTACCGAAGAACTGAGCGAAATAGGTATCGCCCTTCAAGGACTGTAGAATATCGATTTCTTCTTGCTTTGTCATAACTAATCCTCTTGGTCTAATTTATCATATTCTTTACGCAACTCAATAATTAAATTGGTGTGGAAAGCCATAGAGTCTTTCAAACGTGAAAGCATACCTTTATGGTTGAGGATGTCGCCAACTGCCGTGTAGTACTTAAGGTTGTCGTTTGCATCCAGAAGGTCAAAGCTTCCGCAGCATGCCACATTGGTATTGAAAGACTCTTCCTGGATATTACCAACTTTAGCTTGATAGCGAATCACCAGGTCTCTATCTCTTTCGACTCCTTTCAAGTTCAAGTGGACGATAAGTGACTTATAGCCTAAGTCAATACCCTCTACTTCCCAATCAGGGCAAACTGAAATGATGTTCTTAATCTTCTTTGTGACTGACTCAAACATATACTCGATGTTCTTTCTAACCTCTGCCTTCTTTGTTTCAACTGAATTGTTCATAATCTTTATAATTTTAATTGGTTCAACTTATAAGGTAGCTGCTGTATATCCAAAAGTACTACCTTTTATCTATATGCAAAGGTACGAAAATTTTCTGATATATGCAAATTTACCAACGACTTTTTTAGTTAAAAATACTAAATTAGGCAGATATATGCGAATATATCTGTAAATTTGCCAAATCAAAACTTCGAAGATTATGATAGACTTTAATGAACTTTTTAAAAGAAATGACGTTGGCAGCATCATAGGAGAGCTGAAACAACGCGTGCTGGATATTCCACTTTGGAGTACCCTGTTATCTGAGTATGAGCCTATGCTCCATGAAATCGTAAGCGACCACGTGGGCAGACAGGACAGAACGCTCGATGACGGAATGGTAGAAAAGGCAGCTAGATTGCCTATCGGATTGGAGAAACTTCTTACTAGAAGAATCTCTGAGTTCACAATGGCTATACCAGTCAAGCGTGTATATACGTATGATCAGACAGACGAGGAACTGAAGACGATTGTACGTGCCATCGAGAAAATCTACACCTGTGCACACATTGATGCCGTGAACATGCACAGAGCAAAGTGCTATTACGCCTCTTGTCAGATGTTCACACTTTGGTACACGCAGAAGAAGCCTAACAAGCTCTACGGCTTCGACAGCCAGTATAAGCTGAAATGTAAGACATTCTCTCCAATGGACGGAGTTGACATCTATCCTTACTTTGATGAGTACGGCGACTTGCTTGCTCTGTCATTCGAGTATAAGCGTAAGGTTACTGACACAGAACACACCTTCTTCGAGACCTATACCGCAGACCATCATTACAAGTGGGACCTGTCTTCAGACGATGAAGAGTCCGGATGGAATTTGGTGGATGAAAATGAAATTTCTATCGACAAGATTCCAGCCGTGTTCTGGTACCGTCACAAGCCATGCTGGGAAGGATTGAAACCTATCCGTGAGAATATCGAGTACACCATTTCCCGAAACAGCGATGTTGTGGCATACAATTCCGCTCCTGTCTTGAAGATTGCCGGTGCCATCGTTGGAATGGAGCGAAAGGGAGAGAGCAAGAGAGTGTATAGAGTCAGCGAAGACGGCGATGTTAGCTACGTGTCTTGGCAGCAGGCTATCGAGGCTCTTAAGTATCACGTTGACACTCTCGTCAAGCTTTTCTTCATGCAGTCCCAAATGCCGGACATCAGTTTCGAGAATATGAAGAGCCTTGGCAATATCGGCTACGATTCAAGAAAGACACTCCTCATGGATGCCCATCTTAAGATAGGAGAGGAGACTGGTGCCTGGACTGAAGGCTTCGAGAGAGAAACCAACGTTATAAAGGCGTTCCTTTCCAAGATGAACACGAAGTGGGCAGCTAGAATGGATGAAATTACTGTAGAGCACATTATCACTCCATTCATCCAGGAGGATGAGAATACTCAGATTGACAAGTGGCTTAAGGCTAACGGCAATAAGCCTCTCGTCAGCCAGAAGGAATCTATCCAGCGTGCCGGTCTTTCCGATGATCCTGACAAGACTTTCAACGAGATTCAAGGAGAAGAGGAAGTAGAGGCCACAAGAACAGCAGCTTCTATGCCTAACTTATTCTCGGAGGAATAGCTATGAGAAAGAAGAAGGCAGAAGAGAAACGGCACTTCTGCCGTGAATGTGCTCATGCTACTGACTTTCATAGTATGAGCCTTGAAGGTCAGCCTATCCTAGCCAAATGCCCATATCAAGAATGGAGCGTTCTTCTCAACTGGGATTGCTGCAAACACTTTAAAATGAAATTGTATGAAAAAGCCAAAACTGCCTAATCAGAAAAAGGCATATAAAGACCTTGGCAAGAGACTGAACGCTTATACCCGGAAAATCATTTCCATCTATGAGACTCTTGCCAAGGAGTCCGCTAAAATCGCCACCTCCACCGACTTCGATGGGGATGGCGAGTTCTCTTTTGATGATTACCCTAGAACAGAAAAGAAGGTGAACGCCTTGTTGGATTACTATTCAAACAATATGCAGGCCTTGGTCTATAATGGCATATCGGACGAATGGAAGAATAGTAACACCCTGCAGGACCTGCTTGCCAAAAGGGTAATCGGCACCTTTACTAGGAAGATAGCGGACGCAAAGCAGAAAGCTTACTTTGAGCACAACAACGCGGCAAAGAAGGCTTTCATAGAGAGAAAGATTAAAGGTCTAGGTCTTTCAGAAAGAATATGGAACCAGAGAGCTGATGTAAAGGAGGCTCTGGAGAAATCTCTGTCTGTCGGCATAGAGAAGGGTATGAGTGCTGTTAAACTCAGCAAGAAGGTCAGCAAGTACCTTAATGATTATCCGTCACTTGCCAAAGCCTATAAGAAGAAATACGGCAAAGCCATAACCATTCAGAACTGCGAGTACAGAAGCGTGCGCCTGGCACGTAACGAGATAAACATGGCCTACCGTTCTGCCGAGCAGGAAAGATGGGCTAGGATGGACTACATTAAAGGCAAAGAGATAAAGCCGAGTGGTAGCCATCCTAAGCATGATATGTGCGATGAATTAGCTGGTATTTATCCGTTGCCATTTGATTGGAATGGCTGGCATGTAAATTGTATGTGCTATGCTATCCCTATCGTTATGAGCGAGGAAGAATATTGGAGCGTAGGTCCTAAACGAAGAGTATCTGAGGTTCCTAAGCAGTTCAACGACTATATCAGCAGAAACGAATCCAAGATTCTTTCATCTAAGAGCATTCCTGTATTTCTCACAAACAACGAACAGTATATTACTTCTAGCATAGTCTTGAAAAGCGAACGGGGAAAGCAATTCTTATCACTGAAAGGCGACAAGGAATATACAGATGTGGCAATGAACTCTAAAGGCGGTCTTAAGGCTACTCACGTCAAACACGAAAAGGCAGACGAGAACCAAGAACCATGCCTGGGTAAAATGACTGGGTATGATATGGAATATGAATTGAGAGACTTGGCTTACAATAATGGGCATAGTGTTATTTTATGTAAAGAGGGCGAAAGAATGCCTAATACTACCGGCCAATACAAATCTCTCGATATGATTTTTGATGGTGTGCGCATGGATATAAAATCTGTTTGTAGTTATACCTATAAATACAGAAATCAAATCAAGACCAAAAATAAACAGCTGAGTATTTGGAATGCTCAGCAGAATGACAATAGCAATACTGTTTGTCTTTATTTCCATGATAAGAAAATGTTCAAAGACGAAAGCGTTGTTGAGAGCTATAAAAGTTTTGTTAACGTCGCTAAGCAGAACAAACAGCCAATAGTTGCCAAGAATATAGTTTGCGTTATAAAAGATGGCGAAAAATTGATAATAAAGAGATATTCTTTCTAAAAATGAAGCACTGAAACCATCCAAGGTCAAACAGGCCTCATGGGCGCCCCTGCCTGACTCAATTTGGGCTTAGGTTCCGGATGAATTTCAGTGCTTTTTTTCTTTCTCCTTTACCGCTGCAAAGGTAATATTTTATTTTGGAAAATCCAAATCTTTTTCGAATTTTAATTGGTTCAAGCCCTCGCTGGTGCATTTAATGTCTTGTAAGCCTCGAAAGCCAATGTGCTCACGTGCTCACTGATGGTGGTGGAGATTGTCATAATGTCTCCCATAAGAAGCATCGTCTCTCCCTTTCCGACCTCTGTGATGAGACTCAAAAGGCAGTTGATTTCATCCTTAAGCGTCTCGGCTTTCTTCATCAGCGGTGTTGGCGGCTCGACCTTGACCTCTTCCTTCTTCTCGCCAGACTGAGAAGCAATACTCTTCTCAACAGCCTTCGGCACTTTTGGCTTCGGCAGGTTGCAGATGATGTTCTTCTCCTTCAATGCGAGAAGCCAGCGTCTGCCTCGCTCCGTCCAAAGAGGTCTTCTTGTGTACTTGCCCTTGATGATGTGGGTAGTCACCTCAGTTAGCTGATAGGTGGAGTAGGGACTTGTCAGCATCCACTCATAACCCTGGTTGAACGCAAGGCCAACCTCCTTCAGCTCTTCGTACAACTTCTGTGCGCTGCTCATGCCCAACTCCTTCGCCATCTGCGTAGTTGAATAGACACCCTTTGTCATGTCGCACTTCTGCACTCTCTTGAAGCATTCATCGATTCTCTCCTGGAGATCACCCATGATTTCCTTCTGTCTTGTTAACCACTCCTGGTCCTTTTTGACTTCGACCAGCATTTCCTTTGCGAACTCTTTCAAGCTCATGTCTGCATTTGTTGCCATAAGATTTTCGTATTAAGCAACCATCAAGCTCATTTAATAAAGAAGGGCAGCCGCTTGTCACGCCCTCGAAAATCGCCTAAGAGAACCAGCGTCCCGGTTTTATCTCCTCGGCAGGTCGTAACGTTGCAGTTGCCCTTGTATGTAGTTGGCTCTTAGTCAATTTTACGACCTTCTTTCTATATACAAAGGTACGAAAAAATCGGCAAATTACCAAATCTTTTAACCTAAATTACGAATTTAATTTATTGGAAATCAGAGAGTTAGATTTGAGATAAGCGATAAACTTATCAAGCATTCTTGACGTGCGCTCTCTAATATCCGTTTCTGTAAAATCTGTCAACGTCTGTGACAGCATTCGTAATTCGTGTATCTTAGTTCCAATCCTCTCGCCTGTGGATTTGAACTCACCATTATAATACTTAATCTTGTCAGCAAATCTGTAATCGGATGCCCGAATATTAACTCTTCGCTCCAATACCGATTTGTTTCCCAACATTTCAAGAACCTCGTCACTCGACAATCCACCTTCCTTGACTTGTCTGTTCCTTGGGAAGATGTGCTCAATATCATATGTTGCGTCAAGAGGAAGCAATTCCTGGCTATCGAAAGTGAATGCCCACCACACAATCATCGACTTCGTAATCGCACGAGTGTTTGAAAAACTGAAGTTGTTGAATTGCGAACGGAACAATTCCTCTTGGAATAGATAGTTCTCGAAAGCAATCTCTTTGTTCTCTATGATATTCACCATCTCATTGAATACTGGTGCTCGCAAGGCTGTTATTCCTGGGTTACTGATAGCGTATGCCCAGATAAAGCCTATCAAACGATTCAAGAACAAATAGAACTTCTCGTTGTCTAGCATATTCTCCGCATTCTTGTAGTGCATGAAATATACCGATACGATATAAGTCCATAAGCTGTTAGGCGCATAATTCAATACAAATAAGCGCTTTAGTACATCCACGGAAAAACGGTCTTCGTTCTGAGAATATACATCTTTCCAGAAGTCGGCTAGCAAGACAAGATTCTCTAAAGTCTGCTCTCGTCGAAGTAGAACATATCCATCTTTCTCATAGAACTTGCGAAGTCCTTCTGTCATAGAACTACGATTCGTCAGCAAAGCCCTCTCGTAGTACATATAGCGTGTAAACAACTCATCCAAAGGTGTTCCACGATATGGGTGGAATATTTGGGTAACGAGTTCGTCAAGCTCTTTCCATGTAGTGATAAACTCTTCCTTCTTTCCGATGGATGAGTAGAACTTATAGAGCTGTGCCTTGAAGATGTCTGAGTCAGACAATGGCTTACCTCTATCATTAAGCGTCGAGAATATCCTAAGAGCAGTATCTTGTGACTCTGCCTCTATCGGAAGTAGTACGCAGTTATTGAGTATGCGAGCTGGATATAGTGCAAAGAAAGAAGGGTATTCTTCAATGAATTTTCCTATCTTGTCTTGAAAGTATCTGAAGTTGGTCGCATACCGACTTTTTCCTTCTGATGTTCCTTTCCGGAGTATATCCATAAACTCTTCCTTGTCGTTATCAGTTGCAACCTCAGAATTTATCTTCAAGTCGTTTGGATCATACTCTCCGAACTCGTTTGCTCTCCAAATGCACTTTTCTATATCCTCCCGCATCTTGATTGAACGATTGTCTTTCATGTGCTCCAGGCGATTGTAGAAAGCTCGCAGTAAGAGAAGCAAGGTCGTAAGACGCTGCTGACCGTCAATGATTTCAAGTTTCCCTTCGTCATTACGGAATGTTACTATAGGACCGAGAAAGTAACTCTCTGAAGAATCGAAGCTGTCGCAGTTGTTATTCGGGAATGAAAAGGAAAATAAGTCTTCCCATAAGACCTTACATTCGTCTTCTCCCCAAGCATACGGACGCTGATAATCAGGAATCAAGAACGTCGCTTTTTTATCTTGAAAAAGATACTTTACGTTCTTTTGATCTACTATAAGCTTTGATGACATAGCTATTACATTCTACTTTTCATCAAACTCACCTTTCTCATCAAGATAGCGTACAGCTGCTTTCACGATAAACGAGAATCCTCTGAGTACAAAAGAACCTACCAGACAAAGCAATGAGTCAATAACATAGCCAAATGCCTGTACGCTACTAATACTTGAACTTTCATATCCATAACCGCCAGAAGTATTCAATGCGTTTATCCAAGTTATAATTGAACCTATTATGGCTATAAATGAAACAACAGCTAAAATGTTCGAGATAGTTACAAGATGGTTTCCTACCTGTGGAACAAATTTTCTATTTCCCATATGATGCGCCCGTCATGCCGGTAGCTAAGCTTTAGTTAATAATCCGTCTGTCAGATTAATAACGCATCATATGGTACTTTATTGTGTTGAACCAAAAAAATCAGCTAATATTTTTGAGTGCCTTTTCTCGCCCTGCATTCAGCTGGCAGTACTCATTGAAGTCTTTGTAGTGCTCGACCTTACCGTAAAGCTTCGGGTGGTCCATCATCTTGTCAAGCATTTCATTGGAGAACTCGTGATACCCGAACTCGGGGCCTCCCTGAATTGAACCCGTTCCCTGGCTTCTCGACGGCTTGTAATTATAGGTAAAATTGATGCCTCCCTCATAGGAGTATCTAGCAAGGCTGTACGACAGGAACTTACCATTCTTTCTTAAGATATACCCATACGTCTGTGTCAAGCTGATAACGCGATAGCCCAGCTTCTTGATTTCCTCCAGATTATCTTTCATACGCATCATACTGATGTCCTCTGAAAAACGCACATTTCTTACATTGAACTCGCTGTGTGAATTGATGTACAAATCGAGCTTGTCAATATCCCAATCATCCGGGTATATGAATTTTACCAATCTCTGCAGCCCTCTCTTATAGTTAATGAGAACCGCAAGAGTTGACTTTGGATCATAATTTCTCTTAATCTTAACCTTTACTTCCATAGTTATTTCTCCTCGAATTTATAGTTTGGGCAGCTTCTCTTGTTTCCCATCGCAAGCAGTACCGGGAACAGCAGACCGTGCCTGCAACCATTTCCGTGCTCGTCAGCAGCCTCGCAAGAGAAGCAGCCGTAATACTCGTTAATATTTAATGCTGCCATTACTCGTAATCCCTAATGTTCAACAATACCGGGAATCTCGGCACTCCAGCATCAGAATACCCTTGATGCTGAACAGTCGCCGCCATACCTATCAATTCTTCCTTGTCGGCTAAGTATTGAGCTCTGAGTGACCTTGAGCCTACAGGGCGGGCACAGAACTCATACTCTCCACACTTCAGTTTGAATATCGCGGTACCTGCATCATTGCCCTCCGCTTCCAAAACATCGACCACCTTGAACTCCGTCGTGTCGAACGATTTCAGCTTCATAAGGTCATTGCTTCTGCCCTCGGTATAGGTTCCATCTGCATTTCTGATAATGGCACCCTCGTAACCGGTGGAAACGAATATCTTGTGCCATCGCTTGATGTCTTTCTCTGAATGGGCAACGAAAGTCTGCGTAAGGTACACCGGTCCGTTTGAATCAATGGAAGCAAACTCCTCCTGCAGAACTTTCCATCTGGCAGAAAAACTTCCCGGAATCTGTGCATCGTAGATAACCATACGTAGCTTGTCAGTCATAGCAGAACGGCACTTGACGGCAGAGCATATCTGCTGGAAGGTCAATTCCTGATGGTTGTATATCTCCCCATCCAAAGGAAGCATACCGCGGTGTTTCTCTCCCCAAGCCTTAATCTGAGGAACATCGTATTCCTTACCGCCTCTCGATGTGAGGTGAATCTCTCCGTCTTCTCCTTCATGAAGGATGCAGCGAACTCCGTCATACTTAGGCTGGGCGAAGCAAGGAAACTTCGTCTGTGACGGATAATATCTTGTTGCTAACATTGGTTTCATATGCTACTTAATATCTGAGGTTATTTTAATTCTCAATGGAGTACCATTCACTCTGTGCGTGACGAAAGACTCCAGGTCAGTATAGAAGCTACTATAGCACTCTACACTAGAGCTTTCTACTTCAATGGTGATAATCTTTTTCATAGCCATATCCCGTATCTTCTGTAAATTTCATCATAAATATAAGCTCCGCTAGTATGAGGGGCATTAAACAGCGAGATAACATCGTCGTCCACTTGCACCTCTTTGGTCCTTACAACCTTTCCGTCTTTGACGTGGTCGCAATAGACCGTGTTGCAGGAGTGATATAGGCGCATTGTGCGCCCATATCTGTCAGTTCCTATATTCTCTTTGTACATGGCTAGTCCTCCAAATCTACATCAAAAGCAGCCTCAATAACTTCTTTGATGTCCTCTGTGAAACCGCAAATTCCATTATACTCCAGCCAATGATCCAGCAACTCCGTGTTAGTCATTTCGGCTACTTCACTCTCACTATACTCTGCCTCTTCTACGAGGTACTTCATCAAATCATTCTTATCCATATTACTTGATTTTATTGATGTCACAAACTAATACATTACCTACTATAACGTCTCTGATACCTGCAATATTCACAAGCATTGTGGCGTTCTCGTTCTGAGGAAGGTCGTAAACCTTGCCTTCCTCATTAACTACCATTACCTGCGACTTGCTGAGTCGGACCAACTCGATGTGTCCACCAACAAATCCTCTCAACTCCTCCAATGAGAAATCCGTTCCGTTGGATGGCTCCACATTCTTCTGGGCGCCATCCGTGAATATTACTGTTGACAACATAGGCTAATCATTCTCTTTGCATTGTTAATAGAATAAGTCTGCGTCTTGCCGTCGATATAGACGTATCTCTGACCGAACATATCCTCAAAAACCTGGATGATGTGCTTCTTGTATTTGAGAAGTTTTGTTTCGAAAATACCGTCCATAACTAAACCTCCTTTATTGAAATGTTCTTATTAGGGTTGTGGCCTCTGCTTACCGCAATGTCGTAAGCGTCTGTCATGTTCTCATAATCACTCTTGCTCACGTCCTTCTTATGTTCGAACTCAACCTTTTCTAAGGTATTGTCATCCATACCGTGAAACACTTCCTTGTAGAATGTAACTAACAAAGTACCCATAATCTTTATTTTTAATTGGTTCAACGTCTGTTTTTACTATTTAAGCGATGGTGGTCTCGTACAACTTTTTGGTTGCCTCGAACTCCTCTTCTCCCTGGAACATTCCGCAATCTGCACTTTCGAAGCCCCAGTCCTCTGCATCTCCATCAAAGATGCCATATGCTGAAACTCGGAACAATGTAGGAGCAACTGAAGCTACTTTGATTGCCATCTTTCCAGATGCTATTCTCATAAGCTCTGAAACTTCATTAACTGTCATTCTCTCGAAGCGAGCATAAACTAAATTCTTCATAATCTTTATAATTTTAATTGGTTCAACTTATAAGGTAGCTGCTGTATATCCAAAAGTACTACCTTTTATCTATATGCAAAGGTACGAAAATTTTCTGATATATGCAAAT